AATGAAATTGATTATTCTTTAGCACCAGATGGAGTATCATTTGTAGTTGTTGATGATTATCAAGGTTATAGACCTTTTGTCGTTGTTGTACCATCAACAATAGTTAATCTTGTTCCATATAATTATTATGAATTTACATATCATTTAAAAGGTAATGGATTAATAAATAATTTTGATGATTTGAATAATTATTTGATTCCATCATTATTTAATAAGTATAATGGTAAACCAGAATCTGGAACAATATATATTGACTTGGATATAAAAGAAACATCAAAAGTAGGTGTTTTACAAACAAATGAAAATATATGTAGTTGGCATTAGTATATTTTGGAAAGGATTAAGTAATTAAGATGAAGAAAATAAATAATTTAATTGTATTAGTTCTATCTATTTTTATTGGTTCAACTTTTGTATTTGCTGATGAAAAATATTTTTATAATAATATAAGCATTTCAAAAGAAGATTATAATAATCTTATTAATTTGGGATTTACACCAAATGAAATAGAAAATATGAATGAAGAAGAATATAATATAAACAAAGCAATTGAAGGAAGAGTTGTTTCATCTATAACTGAGTATTACGAAACAAAAACGGAATATGATAAAAATAATACTATTATAAGCACCACTTCTAAAAAAATAACTGGATTAGATTATGAAAATAAAAATAATAAAGTTGATCTAAAAGGTTACAATGGATATATTGAAACAAATTATAAAAAAATGACGACACAAATAATTCAATTGCAAAACTCCTATAGATATAAGATTAGTTTAGAATGGAAAACAATACCGAAAAATAGAAATTATGATATTATTGGAATTGGTATAACTTCAAATGTTTTTATTGGATCTTCAGTAATATTTCAGCAAAATTATTGTTTAAAAAATGGTAATTGTGCAACAACAGGTGGAATAATTAAAAAAACAGCAACTGGAGGGGCAGCATTATTTCAATTGCCAACATCAAGTAGTGTCAATTCTTTAAGTTCATATTTATATTTTGATGTAAACAAAAATACATCGGCTACAATAACTGAGTTGTATGCATATGGAGATTATGCCCATTCAACAACATCAGTTAATAATATTTCATCTAGTGATTATTCAATTAACACTAGTGGTATAGCAATAGGAACTAAATTTACTACTAAATTTGATGAGATACCAGTTGCCAAAGCATATTGGCAAGGAAATTGGTAAAAGGAAAGGATTAAAAATATGAAAAAAAATTTAAAATTATTATTTGTTATGGTTACTGTATTTGTTTGTTGCTTTACAACAAATGTGTTCGCTGAAGAAATAAAAGTTAAAAAGATAACATATGATGGAGATATGATTGATAAAAATGTAATAGTAGAAACAAAGGGACTAAGTGAATTTGTTCCTAATGAAAAGATAGTACCAATAGGTACAAGTGTGCCATCTGCCACTTGGAATTTAGGAACAAATGGTCAATATAATATGTCTGGTGAAAGTACAAATACAATATTATATTCTAATTATCTTTTTAAAGGAACTACAACAATGAATATTTGGGTAACATATGCAAAATGGTATAATGTTAATATTAAACTTATGAAAAAAAGAACAATACTAAGTGATGTTGAAGTTGCAAGTTTTACTCATACTACTGAAATGGAATATCCAAATAAAGCGTCTCAATTTATTGTGACTGGTTTAGATGCATCAAGTAAATATTATTTAAAAATTAATGCACCAGTTTATTTTGAAGGATATGTGACTAAATAACAAATTAAATGTAGCTTTTTAACTGTAATAAAAGTGAGGGAAAATTATGAATAAAAAAATAGAATTAACGGTATTATTTTCTAGCGCATTGCTTTATATTTATATTATGTTTATCTCTGGAATGGATGCAGGAACAGGAAAAAAAGAATTAGAAAATATAATATAGCAAGGCAAGACTAATAAAGATGATGTATTTCTTCAGAAAGCTAGAGAATCTTATAATGCATTTGTTGAAAGTAAAAAATAGTCTGATGAAGATTATCAGTACAAGATGAATGCTACTCCAGAATACTATGATGAAATAGAACAAGACTTTATGTCTTCTATACCAACTTTTGAAGAGTATGCAAATGCTGTGTATGATATTACTTATTTAAAATTACAAAATCAAGCCATATCAGAGTTAAATAATTCTCTTAGCAGAAGAACTAAAACCTTACAGTAGTTAGCAGAAGATACTGGATTAGATGTAGATCTCAGAAATATAAATAATATGAGAAACTATATCAAAAGAGAAAAAGAAAGAATAGATAGAAATGTTTAGTAGATAATCAGTACATACGGTATACAAAATTTAGATCAAGCTCAAGATCCAGTAAATGCAGAATAGATAAAAAATTATGTAACTGCCTTTGTAATGAACAAAGCTGTAAGAGATAGATTGAGAGACCAAGCTACAGCATATATTACTGGTAAACTTAAACCTGAGTCATACTAGGATATTAAAGGATACTTATTTAAAGATTTATCTGAAGAACAATAGGATAATATTATACAAGAATATACAGATAAAGCACTAAGAGAAGGTAAACCTCAACCTAGTAGAAAATCTATTATATCTAAGTATAATCAACAAGCTCAGATGAAGTATAATGATTTACTAGAATTAGCTGATCAGGAACGTGCGTCTAGAATTGTAGCCAATTCGTTATTTGCTGAACATCTAAGTAAATCAGTTAGATAGGAAAAAGTTGCTAGAAAAGAAAAAGAGGAAGCTGGTGAAGTACTACCAGAAGAGGGAGTAATAGAAAATCCAGCAGCTGCTATTGAAGATACTACTAAGAAACAAGAAAAAGTAGAAGTTAAACCAGAAACTCCAATACAAGAAGGAGTACAACAACAGCCTGTAGTACAAGAAACTAAAACAGAAACAGCAGAACCTGTAATACCAGAGTCTATGTCTACAGATGTAGATGAAATTCTTAGAGAAGAAGAGCAAGCTTTACTAAATCAAAAAGGTAGATAGTTAGAAATAGAACCTAGTAGCGAAGATGTTCTGGTGGAAGGTTCTATAGAAGAATAGATACAATAGCCAGAAAAAGAAGTACAGGATATTATAGCCAGAGAAGAAAAAGTTGATGTAACTGTAGACGATGTTAGTCACATAGAAGATAGCACACCTTCTCCACAAGAGCTAGAATAGGAAGATATACGTAACAGAACTTTATAGAATCCTGATGAAGTATCTGGTGTTAGTGAACAAACATCTGAAGAAGTACCAGAAATTGCTGTAGCTACAGATGCTCAAGAAGCAAATGAAGAACAGAACACTAATACAAAAGATAAAAGTAATCCAGTACCACCAACTCCAACTCAAGTAGAAGACAGCAAGCCTGCTCAGGATGCTCCTACTATAACTATAGTTGATGGAGGTATATATGTAAATGATGGAACTACTTTTATATCTGATGAAGTATTGGCAGCAGAAGCTCAAATGCTAGAAGATACTTCTACTGAAGTATATGGAGAAACTGGCTACGCTAATATGAAACCTGAAACTGTTACTAATAACTCTGATGCATTGAGTAATAGAAAGGTATAGAAAGTAAAACATGTTTCTAACACGTTTTTCTTCCAACCAGATGCTACATCTCCAATGAATATTACTGTGAATGGTAAACCTATTACTTTTACTAATAGTAAAGGAGAAGTAATACCTGTATTACCAGGAAAAGAATTATCTAAAAGACTTTTAAAGAACGGTTGGATAAATTCTGTAAATGCTTATTATATAGTAACTAACCATAGATACGGAGACACTTCTACATATATGCAAGCTATTCACTTAGTATTAGAAGATACTGACGGAGTAATGATAGCTTCTCTAAGAACTCCAGATTATGTAGATAAAGAAATAGCATCTGGTAATTATAATTCTGAACAAGTTCAGTAGTTACAAAAGCAGAAAGAAAAGTTAATAGAAATTAGGCAACAGATAGTAAATGCTTACCTTGGTAGTAATAAAACTATACCTACTACTATTATAAAGTCTGTTAAACCAGCTAAATTAAGAATAAGTAATGGAGAATTTAATAACCAAAAATCTCCAGAAGGAGCTCCTGTAAGACGTAAACTTACAGAAGTTAATGACTTTGGATTAGAACAAAATAACGTAAGAAAGTTAGACCAACAAGTAAAGGAATTGCAAATTGGTTATGGTACTGGTTCTGTAAAAGACTTTGTTACTGAAACTTTTGTAATTCGCAAATTAGGGTCCAATGACGAATTAGCTGGTAATGGTGTTGGTAAATCTGGAGCATTATATATATTCCCAAAAGCAGAACAAACACCTAATGGTTCTATAGCTCCTATTCAATTGTCTATACATAAATTAGATTATGATATTTATGGAGATGAAGTTGAATTGGGAAAAGATGGTAAGGTTAATTCTTTAGCTGAATTAGCATATAAGTTATTAATTGGTAAAGTAAAACTTGGTGGAGCTGAGCAAGATGTGCTTGATATTATTGTTAATAATGGTTCCAAAACCATTATTGGTGATGAAGTTGGAGAAAAATATCCATTTCTAATGGATAAAATGTTGTATTATCATCCTGAAGAAGGTAATACGCATATACAATTTGCTGTAAGAAATTCTAACGGTAGACACATAAAAGTAGAATTTGATCCTAGCAGAGCTTCAGAATCTCAGCATAAATTAGCTATAAGAAAAATAGCTAAAGATCTGCATTGGAATACAGATAAGTATGCTTTATTAGAACCTATACCAGATAGTATTGTTAGACTAGCTACTTCTTATTTTAAACAGTATCCGAATGCTAAACAATTTAAGATAGCAGGTTTAGAGCAATTAGCTTTTACTAGAGAAGACTTAGGAATAGGTACTGATAAAGGACCAGTGTCTTTACTTACTTGGTTAATTAACACTGGTAAAATTGAAACAGATTTAGGTGATACTATATACAGAGCTCCTTTCATATATACAGACGGAGTAGCTGTACCACAAGTTACTGAAACAGAATTAGCTAGTGCAAGCAAACAATAGCCAGTATAGAAATCAGCATAGAAAAGGGTAGAGGAAACTAACAATAAACAAGTAAAATTAGATAATAAACCTATTTCTACTACAGGTATAGAATATGTTTCTACTGATGAGAATTGGTCTGAAGAATAGATTAAAGATTGGATGAAAGCTAATTCTCCTCAATACAAATATAAAACTGGTAAATGGCAAATAATTCGTAGAAACGGTAAACTGCAAGCTGCTCAGAAATTAGCTAAAAGGGGTTTAACTTCACAAGTAAAAGGCGAAGGTAAATTAAATGTGGATGAAGCTAGGTAGTGGCTGCAAGACAAACTAGGTATTGACAAATCAGATATTGTTACTTCAGAAGCAGTATTTAGAATGGCTAATGCTCCACAAGTATATGGTGCTTTAAAAGTATGTATGGATAGACTTAGTAGTGATACAGCAGCTAGAATATTCTTATCAGAACAATCTGGGCAAGGAGTAGAATTCCATGAAGGTTTCCATTATGTAAGTTAGTTATTAATAAATGATAAGCTTAGAGAACAAGTATATCAAGACTACGTAAAACAATATCCATATTTGAAAGACGCTTCTAAACAAGAAGTGGAAGAAGCTCTTGCTGAAGAATTCCGTAAATATATGCTCAATGAGTAGAGACCATCGTTAATGTACAGAATTAAAAAAGTATTCAATACGTTATTGAAAGTGTTAGGATTTACTCGTAATGGAGATTTGGTAAGAACCTTATTTAACAAAATACGCAAAGGAGAATTTTCTAAATATAAGCCTTCAAAGTCAACGTTAGAAGATTTTGAAAAGAGATTTGGTGGATAGCTATATTATTACGTTCCAGGAGTAGAAGACAAAGAATTGAAGAAAATGGCTTCTATAGCTGATGCTACAACTTTTTATGCTGTAGTAGATTCTTTAAATGCTACAGTAATGGATACATTTAATATTAGTAGTATAGAAGATTTGCAAGGTCTTCATAAAAAAATTAATGATATATTTGATGATATTCTAACTACTAATTTAGAACTAGGTGTATATGATGAAACTCAAGAACAACTTATCAAAGATGTAATAAATAATAAAGAAGTATTTAAAAAACAAATTGATGATTACTTAAGAAATTTTAGTATTATCAAAAAGAATACTGAAGAAGTAGAAGAATAGGAAAGAGAGAATAGAGAACTCGGAGATAATCCTGATAATACTTGGGATAAAGAAAGTTATACTATAAGTAAGAAAGCTAATGTTGCTTTTAAAGCGAAATTATTTTTCTATTCTATACCGAAAACTAAGTATGAATTTGATCCAGAAACTGGTAACAAATATTTAGTAGAAGAATAGGATGATTTATTAATGACTACAAGATCTGAAGATTTCAATGTAGTGTGGAATAAATTATTAGAAAATTTGTGGAACGTTGAAAGTTATTTAGATCTAGTAGATAAATGTTATAATCTTGGAAAAGTAGATCCGTTCTTTATGACTGTATATAATAAATTAACATCTAAAGATGATCCTATAGATGAAGTTACGCAGACTCAAATATTAAATACAGTTAAGAGTGCAAAAAATAGCTTAACCGCAATAATAGTAGAAAGAAAATAGATACCTATTGTTTAGAGAGGATCTGATGAACAAATAGAATATGCTACACAAGAGTATTCTAATAAATTAAAATGGAGACTTCAAAATTCTGATGTATATAGAAAGATAAGTAGATTACCAAAGAAGTGGTCTCAATCATTCTTCTTATCAGACTTGATTGATGTTAATAAAGATGGTACTAGAACTATAAATCAAGATAAGTTTCATTCTGCTGTGTGGAAACATAAAATATTGATAGATAATATATTAAAAAAGAAAGACAAGACTTTAGAAGATTATATTAAAGTAAGATCTAGCTTCATTGATATGTGTAACAATTTATCTATCAATATGGATGATTTAGCATTAGATTATTTACTTTCTAATGGAACTGGTCAACCAAGTATGCAATCGTTTGAAAACTTCTGGAGATCAACTAATGCTAGTACTTCTTTAACTAAAAGCGTATTAAATAATATTAATATAGCTGCAATTAGAGGAACAAGTAGTATAAAATCTAGAAGTGGCGAAACAGCTAGAACATTTGATAGAATATTTACTAGTAGAAAACCAGACGCTTAGATAAATTTGATGGCTATAGCATGGGGTAGAACACATCCATCGCCAGAAGAATTTAGTGTTACTGGAGCGGATGGTAATTTAGTATATCCTATTACAGAAAATAATTATATGTCAGACCAAATCCGATGGTTAAAATATAATTTAAATGGCAAAAGGGAATTACTAGAAAAAAATCCATATTCATCTAATTCTTTATTATTACAATCTATAAATAATAATAGTGATGTTATTAAATTGCACACTTATCTTAATCTAGAAGAGAATTTATAGAACACTAATCGTGACTATTTTGGTATATCTCCTATAGAAGATTACTTGTCTAAAATGACATTTGGATTTAGCAATCATTTGTTTTGTCCTACCATGTCTGATAAAAAAACATGGCATACAATAAGTGGAGTACAAATGGTTAAAGACTTTTTGCCATCAACTGTTATTACTGACTATGAATACAATGAAAATGGAGATATAACTAGAGTAATATTTCAAGATCAAAAAAGAAGATTCTCAGATAGAACTCTAAATATATTTAAAGGGTATTTAAGGGATGAATATAACGCTATATAGAAATATTTTGCTACTAAGCAAAGCGTTATAGATAATCCTAATTTAGCTGTTGGCAATTATTATGGCAGTAAAAAAGGTAAATATTCTGATGGAAATGGTGGAAGATTCAGATATTTTAATAAAATAAACATCAATGGCGATGTTTATAACCTGAATGAAATTTTAGCTAAAGCTGAATATTCTAATGATTCACAATCTGTATAGGACATTCTTAATGTTATTAAATAGGCATTAGATAATGATACTGTAATCAAGGAAGCTATTAACGATTTGTTGATAGATTATGTAAATAGTGAAATATCAAAAGCAGTAGAATTAGGTGTGATAAATGAAGATTTAAGTAATAAATACTTACCAGTAAATTTTATTGAAGAATTTGAAAAAATAGGATCTAAGACAGATAGTAGAGATAAAGGTATAGATGTAATATATTCTATTATAGCTTCACATGCTATTAATAGTGCTATTTCTACTATAGAAATAGAAAAATGTTTTACTGGAGATCCTGCTTTGTATAAGTGGTAGAAAGAACTCATTATATATAAGCCAAATAATAATTCGTTTGTGCCTGTTATTTCAGACGAAAAAACATTAGAGGCTTGGGTAGATAAACACGATAAAAACGGAGACAGATCTAGTTATTCTGCATATTACATGATAACAGGCAGAGATGTAGATAAGATTAAACGTTTATCTTCAGTATTATCTACTGGAACAAACTTAAGAACCAAATGGGGAAATACTAAAGATTAGGAAGATAGAAGTAATTCTAAATTCCAAGTATTACAATTATCGGATAATGAAATAGGATCTACAGTGTATGATACTTTGTACAACATGTTTAGGAAATCCTTAATAAAAGATATGTTCCAAAAAGAGTTTGGTGTTACTGATCAATAGGCACTAAATGCTGTTAAAGATGATCACGCTGTAGAAAGTACTTTAGGTAGATTACGTAAAAAGAATCCAGACGCTATCAAATTTATTGAACAGTAGGCTAAAAATAGTGCTAAACCATATGCTGATGGTGAAATTAATCAAGCTGATGCTGCCGTTTATATCAGACCTGAATTCTATAAGAGATTGATGAAGTCTTTAGGAGAATGGAGCCAAGAAATTGAAGATGCGTATAATATCATGGAAACTGACGATAGTTGGTTAAGTGAGCCTGAAAAATATCAAAAAGCTATTAAAGCTATTACTCAACCACTTAAGATGGTTTATTTTGGTGATCACTTTGACTAGACACTTGGCATGAACGTAAATACGTTTGATAAAATGGCATTGTTTCCATTGTTTAAAACATTTGCTAAAGCGGATAATAAATATTTATATGAACGTATGAACGATGCTAACAAAGGTTATATAGATATGGTGGCATTTGAATCAGCTATTAAAGTAGGTGGTAGAAAGAAGCTGTCTTTCTATAAAGACGGAAAAGTAAATCTGTCTGAATTAACATCTAATAGTGACGTGGATGGTACTTCTGGGAAAGGATTAGCCACATATACTTAGGATTTAACACAAATTAGATTGCAGTTAAATACTGATCCTCATGAACACCTTGAAAGATCATTTGGTACACAGGCTATTAAGATTGGTTTTGCTAATGTAGTGGATACTCGTACTTATGGAGAAAATAAAGGATTAGCTGTAAAAGGTTCTGAAATTAAAAAGAACATAATGGACGCTATTAATTCTTTATCCAGAATAGGACAAAACAAAATAAGGAAAGAATTCTTTACAAACGGCAAAGTAGATAATAGTAAAATAGTAAATTATCTTTAGAGGTAGGCTACAAATTCTGGAATGTCTGCTGAAATAATTGCTAATTTAACTGTTGATGAAAATGGTGATATTATAGTACCAATTGAAGCTCAAAGTATTAGAGATTGGATACAAACCAAAATAACTTCTTTTGTCAATAAAACAGTAGTAGATGTAAATACCCCAGGTGGTTCTGCTATTCAAATGTCTTCATTTGCATATGAAGCTGTTGGCAGAAGTGTAGAAACTGATACTGAATTGGGTACTGCTTTCAATCAAGGTAAGAAGTTAAAATTCTTGGCAAAAGAAGGTCATATGTAGGTTATACTTAGTGAAAACTTCTTTAGAGACATATTACCAGAAGAACTGAAAAATGCAAGTTTTTATAGTAAAAGAAAATGGTTGATTGACAATGGCATAATAGGAAGTAGAATTGTAGATGGAATAGAAGTAGAATCTAAGCCTTATGGTATAGGATATCGTATTCCTACTCAGGGTTTATCTTCTATGTTTTCATTCTAGGTGGCTGATATCATGCCAACTACTATAGGTGATACAATTATAGTTCCAGAAGAATTTACAGCTATGACTGGTTCTGACTTCGACGTTGATAAACTTTATTTAGCTACGTATACTTACAAAGATGGTAAAAGAGTAAGTTCGGATGAAAAATCAGAACAAGGTTATGTTAATAAGTTGTTAGATAATTATTCTTTAGTATTAACTGACTTTACTAACATTGCTGAAACTAGAGCTTCTATTGATACGTTGACAAAGATTCTTCAAAAATAGATTTTACCTATTGTTCAACCAAAGAGTACTGTAGAAGTAGATCCCATGTATGAGTTAGCACCATCATTCTAGCTTTCTAGAAAAACAGAATACACTGGTGGTAAAGCTGGTATTGCACCTTTTGCTCTTAACTCCACTAATCACGCATTAACTCAATTTACTCACTTATGTATTAATTATTCTAATGCTAACAGATACGGCTTGGGTCAGTTAGATTAGGTATATGGGGAAGATAATCAACGTATTATGGACTGGTTATCAGCATTAATTAATGCTCATGTAGACGTTGCTAAAGACCCATATATTATGGCTTTGAACGTAAACGCCATTACTTATAATATGACCTCTTTGCTTATTAGAGGTGGTAAAGGTGAGAATACTTTCTACTTCTTAGCACAACCTGCATTGCGTAGGTTTACTAAAGAAATGTTAGAAAGTAAAGGTATAATAGGTGCAGAAAAAGGAATAACTGAAAGAGATAAACTTAAATCTATAGCTAAAGAATATATGACTTCTTTGAGAGAAGCGATTATATCATTAGATGATAGTGACTCTAATAAAGCAAAATATGCACAGTATTATAATAGTTTAGCTAGTGAATATTCACTTCCATCTATAGATGGGTACGATGCTGTTGAAGTAAATTATAATGACGTGTTTGATAAGAAAATAGCATCTGAAGCGTTAAAAAAACCAAAAGAAGTCAATGGGTTATATCAACAAGTCATATCTATTAGAGCTTATCAAGATTTGTCTTCAGATACAGAAGTTTTATCAAATTTAGTTCAATTATCATAGATTGATACTAAGAAATTTGGTAATACTTTACCATTACAGTTAAATTTCAAACGTAGATTAAATAGATATATAGATAATTATCAAAGTAGATTCTATATTAATGGTGCGGATAATATAGAAAAACCTATAAATTATTACTTATCTTCTACATTCCTTAAGCAGAAATTAGACGCTGGTATAAATACTCCTAGAATATTATTAAGCGGACAAGTTATAGAAGCTACAAAAGGATATAAGACAATATTTAATGCTGCGTGTGACTTCTTTTTAGGTAATTCTTCAGATAAAAATACTGTAGCTGAATTATCAAAAATCTTAACTACTTCACTAAGAACTAAAGCTGTAGTAAATGCAGTTGAGGACTTTAATATTAGTGATAAGAAGTTCCTTAATATGTTAAGAGGACCTAAAAGTATGGCTAAAAGGTTAACTTAGATTAAAAATGATTTAAGAAAACGTAATGATTTACCAGCAATTGCGTTCAATGGTCATATTAAGAATGAGTTACTTAACTATCTACAAGAATATGCATCTGATGGTACTAACTATAAATACGATAGAATAGTAACAGCAGATAATGCTTTAACTAATACTGCTACTTATGAAAACAGATTACTGTCAGCATATCAAGATCTACTAGACTGTGAAGATGAAAGTATAAGAAAGTTTGCTAATAGATTAGGTGTGTATGCTTACTTAACTAGTTTCGATAATAGAAGTACTGATTCATTCTTCGATGTAATAACTACTGCTTGGAAGAAACAAAAAGGTTATTCAGATGCAATTAAAGCTGCTATAGAAATACTTAATAATGATAAATTAGTAGGTATGGACTATTTTGGTTTTAATTCTGAAAACATGCAGAATAATAACTTTACAGAGTTATTTACAGAAATAGCTAGAAATGCTTATAGAAACGATAAGATAGTTAAGCCGTATCAATTAAGTAATTACGATAATAAATATGGTACATTAGTTCAAATAAAGCCTGATTCTAAACCAATGCCAGCAGTATTTAGTAGTTGGAGAGCTAATCAACCATTTATTAAGATTCAACTTAATCCTAATGATATTAATAGTTATATATTGTATCAGAAAGTAGCAACAGTATATCAAACTGATGAAAATGGTGATCCAGTAAAAAATACAAAACAATCTGTATATAAAATTATACCTGCACTTGGTACAAAAGATGATAGAAAAGTGTACTATGAATATCAAAAACAATCTGGGGAACAATCTGCATTTGAAGAAAACGCTTTACCTAAAGAAGCTATTTGGAACAATGGGCAAATAGAACAATTAGTCTAGAAATTTTTTGAACCTATGACAAATAAAAATCATACCACTTTAGTGTATGAATCTTCAGATGCTATAGTAATTAATACTGTAGAAAAACAAGAAACAGTTAGCTTTGAAGAACCAGAAATTACAACAGTAGGTTCAGATTTAGAAGCATCTAATGAAATACATAATACAGAAGATACTTAGTCTTCTACCACTTATGGAGAAACAACTGAACAAGTTTCTACAATAACAGTAGGACAAGACGATTCTGTTACGTTATCAGATATGCAAGTAGATATAGAAGATGGAACTTAGACTATAATAAGTGACGATGTATTGAATTTTACAGAAATAACTGATGATGTGTTTGGAGAAAGTCCATACTTTGATTCTATATTAAATGCTGGTATTACTCAGTATGAATAGGTACAAGATATAATTACAGATATGAATACTGGGACTGATACTGTTCAAGATATGAAATTTAACGATGAAGCTTATAAAAACTGTAAAGGTAAATAATTATGATTATATGTCCAAATTTTAGTGATAAGAATGTCCTAAAAGAATTTAACGAATTAAAAGAATTGGTAGGCGAAATTGGCGCCTACCATATCTGGAATGAAAATAATGGTAATCCTATTGATTAGACAAAAGATGGTAAACCGTCTAAGCTATTTTCAGACTTACTGTAGTATTACAATGGTGATAGAGCTGCTGCTATAAAAGGGAGAGCTAAAACCTTTACAGAAACATTTAATACATGGTTTGAAGGATCTACAGCCGTAGATGAAAATGGTGAACCTATTATTACAGAATTTGATGGAGATAGAGTATTTATTTCTGATCCAGAATATGATTCTACTAAAGAATTAACAGAATTAGATACATCTAAAATTAAATCTGTTGATAATACTGGTTCTTTTTCCGCTTCTGATAGTAGAACAAAGGGATCAGAGCTAGATGAATCATTGTAGTATTACTTAACTAATAGTCTAGATGAAAGGTATCAACAAGATGTACAAGAATATATAGAAGCATACAGATAGTATTTTGATAAATATGATTATGCTACTAAAGAAAATCTTGAAAAAGAATTAGAAAGAGTAATACAAAAAATACACGATGGTCTTAAAGCTAGATTATATACTCTGAATAAAAAAGACACCAATGTTACAGATGAATTTAAAGCAGCTTTAACATTACAAATATCTGAATTAGAAAATAGGACAGTAGATAGAATTTAGAATATAACTAACTTTATATATAGTACTAAATATGATATATTATCTACCATAAGACAAATCAGAGATGTAGTAAATGGAGTGTAGGATAAAATGACACTAAAGTAGTTGTTAGATCTAAAACAAGATTTCTTTAATTTCTATTGTCCAATGTTAGATGAATGTGTTAATACTTTATCTGCTACAGAGGAATATAAATATATAGTTGGAGAAAATCTATATAGAAATTTATTAAAGGAAGCAAAAAGAATGCAGACTATTCTAAATGTTGGTGCTAATAATGTAAATAACATGATTACAAAACAGTCTGCTGAGGAAATTAGAAGAATAGGTATATCTGTTAATAGTCCAACTATAGAAAATTATATACAAGAACATCAAGAAACTGTTGGAAAAGATATATTAGCTATTACTGCTTGGGTAGGTGCTGGAGATAAAATCAATGATGAAGCAATTAGAGCATTATTTCATATAACTCAAAATGCAGAATTTGAAGTTAATAGAGCTACTTATGAAAAGTATAATAAACTAACAGACCTGTTAAAAAAAGCTGGTACTTTTAATCAAAAAAAATTAGTAGAACTTGATGAAAATGGTTTACCTACTGGATATCTAGTTAGAAAAAGAAACTATGGTAGATTTAACAATGACTATAAACAATTCTTAAAGTAGCTTAGAAGTGATTTAGGCATGTTAGATGTAGATGATTTACGCTCTGTAAATCCAACTATACGTACAGAGTACAATAAAAGAAAAAACAAATGGTTATCAGAACATTGTGAAAGAAAATATACTCCTGAATACTATGAACTATTTAACAATCTATCACCTTTAGCTGCTGATGCTAGAGAATTAGTACAAATCAAAATACACAAATTACTAGATACTGTAAAAGACGCTAATGGATTCTATGACACAAGTAAGTTATCAGAAGAAAATCAAAGTAAACTAAAGGATTTATATTTAGAAAAAAAATAGTTAGCTAGTATATATGGTATAGATGGAAAATTAAAACAAGGTGAAGAATATGAAATAGCTGTAGAACTAGCTGCATTAAATGATAAGTTGTCTAAAGGTATGGTTTTAAAATCAAATAAAGCATTATTTGATAAAATCAAGGCTGAAAAAAAAGCAAATTTATCTGAAGCTCAGTATCAAAGATGGTTATAGTATAATTCTAGAGATGAGTATACTTAGGAATTTTACGATGATCTTTCTAAAGTAGAAAGATCTGAAATAAATAATGAATCAGATAAAAAGCTATATGAATAGTTACAAGAAAGAAAAAGAGCCATACTTAAACAATTTAGAGATGATAAGACACACGAAATTGAAAAATTAATACCAGGAGTTGCTCAGGCTGAATTAGATAAAATAGATGTAGATTTATATAAGATAAGAAAAAGAAACGGTAAAAAGAAAACTACTGGATTAAAATTCAATGATATAGCTAAAGTAATACCATCTAAATTATTTTATAAACTTAGAGCTGATGCCATTGCTAATGGAACTTTAACAGAATTTGAAATGACACATTGTAATAGAGATAGTCAAGGTAATATATATCCTAAATCTTATCTTACAACAGTTGTTCCAGTGAAAGAAAAATATATACTTAAAGAACAGCCATCTATTTACTTTTCAGAGGTAGATTAGAATTCTCCATTTGTTAATAAGAACTACAAACCAGAAGTTGAAGACTAGGGAGAATACTATTTGCCTAAATTAGAACTATACGATAATTCAGAAGCATTTAATAAAGTATCTTCAAATGAAGATTTACATGAATTATACAAAGAATGTGTGAATACTCTTAAAGAATCAAATAGCAAACTTACTAATCTTACTAATTTAAGTTCATACAGATTGCCACAAATATCAGGTTCTATGTGGAGATATGTTAGAGCTAGAGGTTTTGAAGGTTTTAAAGAATATTGGAAAGATAAAGTATCTACTAGAAATGACGATACTGGTTTAAACGATGAAACAGTAGATACTGGCACAGATAAATTATATTTTGTTCCACAGAATTATGTTAAAAGTCTGGATGATCCTTCTACTATTACAGCTAATACTGTTGGCTCTATAGTAGAGTATTTTAAAATGGCTGAAAACTTTAGAATAAAAAGTGAACTCAAACCTAAAACCGAAGCTATCTTACAATTTATAGGCAATCGAGACGTTAAAAGTAAGTACAGAGGGAGAAGTAAAAAAGGATAGGAATCTAATATATATAAGTTTGCTAAAAGTTTCGTAGAGATGAATATATATGACATTAAGACTAAATCTGCTATATGGGATATCAAAGAAAGAGATTATTCTATACTAGGATTTAAAGGTCATATAAAACCTAGAAAAGTTAATTTTACTAAATTAATGCTAGGATTAAAAGCATTAGGAACTACCGTAAATCTAGGTTTAAATATTATATGTGCTACTACCGGCTTTTTTACGGCAGTTTATAATGATATAATTAATTCGCTTTCTGGTAGGTATTATAGTTTTGGAGATAGTATTAATGGTGCTAAAGCTTTGATTGTAGACTTATTTAAAAATAATTTCAGTTTACTTAGTGATTATCACAATAGTACATAGATGAAACTAATGGAATATTTTCAAGTAGGTGCTGAAATAAAAACAGATAGACTTAATCTATCTACTTTTCAAAAACAAATAGCTAGAAACTGGGCTTTTGGAGTATACTCTTTAAGTGATTATGTCGTAAAGGGTCATATACTAAATTCTGTTATGTACAACTATAGATACGTAAATGGAGAGTTTCTTAGTAGCGAAGAATTTAAACGTAAATATAGTAACGACGAAGTAATGTTAAATCAATGGAACACATTTAGATCCTCTAGAGATTTAGTAGAGTATAAAAATGGAAATATCGTAACCAAAGACCCTGCTTATCAAAAAGCCTGGGATGCTAAAAAAGAAACCATTGGTAACACTGCTAGAAATTTAGCTCAATCTGCTGATGGTTAGCTTACTCCACTATAGAAAACTATGTTAAGTAGTAATATTATAGGAAGTTTAGTAATGATGCATAGACAGTTTATGCCTATTATACTTCAAGAAAGATGGGTATAGAATAGACAATGGGATTATAGTTCTCAAAGATATAAAGAGGCTTTGTTTAGAGTTCCTTTTAGTATTATTTCTGCAATAAGAAGAGATACTAGGAATATTAGTTTATGGTAGAAGTATATGTAGAATTCTACATACGATTAGCGTAGAGTAATAAGACAATTATCTTTAGAACTAATAGGTGTACATATATTGCATTTCTTCTTAATGCCAATAGCAAAGGCTTGGGCAGATGATGATAAAGATAATATATTAAAACAATTATTAGCTTTTGCTTTAGTAAGAACAGATTTTGAAACTATGATGTCTTCTACCCCTTGGGCAATCCAAGACGCTATCTCAACTATCAAAACTCCATTCCCCATTTATAGTTATTATGATAACTTTTCTGGATTAATTTCTACTGTACCAGCATGGGTACATAATCTGATTAATAATGAAGATGAAAAAATAGACAGAGGCGCTTATAAAGGTTTTTCTCCTACTTTTAAATTTGGAATGAAAATAACTCCGTTTAAAAATATATGGGAATTATAGGATATACCTTCTAAAAGAAGATATTACGAAACTCAAATTGCAAATAGAGATTCTGATTAATGAAAAAGGCTGGATTATTTCCAGCCTTTTATTTTTAACAAGTACAAGTATAATCAGAGCAAAAGTCATTTGACTTAAGCAAATCATCAAATTGATCTAAGTAGTCTTTCCAAATAACAACTAAATCTTTTACATCTAAATAACTATCAGTAAATCTACCTTTTTTACAGAATTCTAATTCTTGTATTTTATCTTTACTAACTTTAAATGAAAAGACAATATAAGATTGTTTATTTATAGTATAAGGAAACCAGTTATAATATGTTTTATTACAACTGATTTCCTCTATTTTTTTAGATAGTTCATAATGACTACTAAACTTATAAACTAAATATAATTTTCCTTCAGAATTGTCTCCTTTTAAATTTGTATACATATTTACAAATGCTGGACAATCAAAGTAAGATATCTTTGCTTCTATAAAATCACTTAAAAATATTAAGCATTTATTATAGTTTTTCAACACCATCACCTTCGTAGTATTCTACTGAGTGATCCCATTGATCTGTACTGATATGATATGAAATTTTCTGTAAAGAATTGTTAATTAAATCAACTTTCTCACTGAGTATTTTATCATTTTTCATGTTAAACACTCTAATTTGATTTTCAGAATCTTTACCTATAGCAATAATATATGCTTCAAAATCATATTCTTCAGAATTAAGATTTAATACCTCTTGCATATACCATTGAATTGCTAATCCATAATAAGCAATTTGTCTGTAATAATCATATTCTTCTACAGAATGTGCAAAATCATAGACATTTACAGTTGTTTTTAAGTCAATTAGAATTATCTTCTTATTAACATGATCAAAACATACTCTATCTAGTAAAGATTTACATTTAATATTATTGATTCTATTAACCTGCCAGTTAATATGAAATTCATTATGAGTTTCAAAAGTAGATGGTAAATTAAAAAGCAATTCATTTGCTTTCTTGTGATTCTGAATATTTTCCTTAATCTTCTTAAGCATTTGTAAATCAGCAAAACTAATTATCTTCTTATTATCATCTTTCTTACTCAAGTATTCTAAGTAATCTTGATAAATCATAATAAGACCTTCAGCTTCTTCAATACATTTCTCATCAGATTTCTTATTACTATAAGCTTTTTTATAAGCAGATAGTTTAAGCTTATCTTGAGATTCTAATGAATTTACTTGCATAAGTCTATGATACTCATCTAATAAATCCTTTTGCTGTTTTACTTTAGGTGTTGCAAAATCAAGAATAATATAATCTTTCCAGAATTCATCTGGTTGAAGTAAATATTCATGAATCATAGTTCCTTTTTCAAGAAAAGAAAAGTTCATTCCCTCTTCTTTTCCATCAAGCATATCACGAAAATATCTAGGACCTTTTTTAATAAACCATCCTATTGCAGAATTACTTACTCTACTCTTATCTTCGTAATAAGGAACACTAATATCCATCTTATTCTTTAACATACTCTATAATTACTATTTCTTCTTTAGCCTGTATTGCTAAAGTATTATCAATAACATTATTGAACATTGCTTCAATTGCAATACGTTCATTATCTATAACAATCCCTTCTACTTTCATAGTTTAATCCTCTATATCACTAATTACAGCTGATTCAGGAACTTCTGCTGAAGTATCCCAAACTATTTCATCTTCTTTATCTTGTTGTAGTTCAACTTCTTTAAAAGTTTTAAGCCAATCTGCTACATTATTATTGTAAGCTTGACTAATAAGCTTTTCTAAGAATGCTTGTTCTACTTGTTTCTTTTCTTTTTCGGTCATAATATCTAATACTACAAATTCATAATTCTTTTTAAAATTATAACAATCGTCTAATCTAGAACAATTATATCTTCCAGAATTTACATCACTAGATCCATCATGCCAATGTCCATACAAATGATATTTACTCTTTCCAAAGGAGAAAACATCTAAAGCATTATTACAAAATGGATTGTCGTGTGTCAGTAGTATATCACATTGTGGTATATCTTCATAAGTATCAAATTTACTGAATGCCCATCGGTCTTCCTGAAATTCAATAGGTTTAATCCAAGGAGTTCCATAGAATTTAATATCTTCATATGTATACATTTCCTCTATAAGAAATATTAATTTACCTCTAGATAAAATATACATATAATCTTTAAAAGAATTCCACTCATTTTGTTTATACTTATATTCTAAGTAAAAATCATGATTACCTGGTATGACAATTACCTTTTTACAAGGTAATTTATCTATCCACTTTATGAATTTAGTTTCCCACCAATGTTTAGATGCTTCAATGTTTCTTTGAACATTTAATGCTACTATATCACCACATATACATAGTACATCACATTTAGGTATATTATCAATAAGATTACCATGTATATCACTTATTCCGCATATTTTCATGTTTAATAAGTTTAAAGGCTAGAATATATCTAGCCTTATTTGTTTTCATGCTGCATCACAACATATTTCCTCATCGTCGTCATCGCAATCAATCTCATCTTCATAAAATGCTGTAATTGGAGTATCACCAGACTTTCCTTTAGTAGATATATTCATAATATCTATTATCTGTTGAAGACTAATATCTTCGTCTTCTAGCATCTTAACTTCACTCATAAAGGAAACAATATTATCCATAGATAATAACTCAATATTATTCTTACAGAATTCTACTACTTCTTCTTTATTTTTAATGTTAAAGTCATCTGCTAACATAGGTAAAAATGCAGCATTCTCATCAGAAGAATAACGACGTAAATAACGAATACGTGAACAGCGATCTTGCATATACTGACTAACTTTGCTTAAGTCATTGCAAGTCATAATTACTAGTTTCTGTGCAGTCTTTTCAACTCCATCTAAGAAATCTAGCATATACTCAGTTTTGAAGTTCTTTTCAACTTCATCAAACAAAACACACACTGGAGTAGTAAAGGACTTAAAAAACTTAATAAGTTTGCCTTCTGGATAATCAGGATTAACTACAATAATAGGTAAACCTGATTCCTTAGCTAATATTTTTGCCATTACAGTCTTACCTGTACCCTTAGTACCAGCTAGCATTACACCAGTAGTATTTGTATTTGCTTTATTAAAATAGGTTATAATACGCTTCTTAAATATGTCATCAGTTTTAGTAGAATAGATTTTCTTTGGTAGATTTAATTCACCATTCTCCTTAAATATAGGTGAATCTTCCCATCTATTCCAACTCAGATCATATACTTTACCAGGTATCAAATCATAATCAGCACCTTTAGGTTTTGCAATTATCTGTTCTCCTATTTTAATAAATTCATTCTTTGTCATAATCTGAAAATTTAAGATTTTAATTTGTTGATTAACTCATCAACTTGTTTTTTATTCTTTACCAAATAAAATTTAGTATCTGGTTCATTCAAGCTTAAATAATACTTGAATAGTTTTTCTCTGTTTGCCCAAGAATCTGTAGCAAATCCTTTGCATTCTATAACAAAACCATCTCCTACAAAATCTGGTAAATAAGTAATAGCTCTAACTGTAGAGTTATTATATACAAACTTAGGAAGTAAAGTATATCTATGCTGTTCATATTCAGCTGATATACCTGCTTCCTTTAGTTTCTAATATGTATAAGCTTCTAATTTAGATCGAAATACTATTCCATCTATTTCTTGTTTAGTAGCATTACGCACTTTCTTGTTTAAGACTTGTTTTAGCATAATTAATATAATGTTGCATACTATCACTAGTTATTTTAAACGTTTCAATTCTTTCAGAAAAATTACCATTTTCATCCGTAAATCCTACTGAATATAAGAAAGAATAATCTTTATTATATTTGAAAGCTTTAAACATTTCTTTAATTGAATTTCCTATAAACTTACGTTTTTTATTCCATTCAATAAATTCTCCATGCAACAATACACTTACTAATTTGATTGGAATCAATAATAACTTTCCAAGTATTAGAGCTAAATCAAAAGGTAATGCTATTACTTTACCTATAGTTTTTAATAGTTTCATTTAACCAATTTTTTATTTCTTCAAAGCTATTTGCTTTAACAGCATCAGATACATCTTTAGCTTTGAATTTTTTGTTAATAAACATTGCTTCTAAGCCTGTTTCTCGGCTTAATTTGCGACTTCTTTTTACTCCAGCAGTATCTCTATCAAATAGTATTATAATACGCTTAAAACGCGTCTTAAGTTGCTCTAATACATCTTTAGGTAGAAATGTACTCTCTGAAGATGGAGAAACTGCTGGATAACCCATTTCATGCAAACACATAACATCTTTCATGGACTTTGTGATAAATAATATATCACCTTTCTGAGGCAACTGCTCATAGCCTTGGATATCATAGTCTGTAAGATTGTTTCTCCACTTAGTATATTTATCTGCTAATGGTCTATATATTTTAAAGTTATTATAGACCTTATATGCATACATTGGATTTTCTCGTTTATAAGTACCCTTTACTATTCCGTTACATAAATAATATTTAATACTATTTACATTGAATTTCTTTAGAGTATTTATAGAAATATTAAACTGTTTCCAGTAATTGATATCTACATCAGTAAATTCCTGACGTACTACACCAATTACTGTTTCAGTTGGCGGTATATATTGCTTAGAGCTAACGAGTTTAGTGTTGTTAGTAATGTTTAAATTATCTACTATATCTGATAGTATATCATTATATTCTGTTTTACCAGTAAATAATGATACAAATTTAATTACATTACCACATTCACCTGTTCCATGATCTTTAAAAAGTAGTTGTTTAGTACGTTTACTATAGTAAATACCAAAGGATGGATTTTTATCCTTCCTAAATGGACTATTGTATATCATACCTACTTTAAATTGACCTATATATTTTGCATATATATCATATTCTGTTACTTTAGAAAGTATCCAATCTAGAGTAATATTATCTGGGAGTTTTGCTCGCTTTCTACTATACATATGCAATCTGTTTTAGTTTGCTACTAGTCGTGGAATCGAACCACGCCTATCCAGAGATAGATTTTTATTTCTGCTGTGCAGGCTCACGCTTCCATAAATTATCTAATATCCTTAAATTGATAGTGCCATATAGGATTGTTACAGATCCTCCTAGTAGTTGAAACTATTCTTCTTTATTAAATAGTTTCGATATTCTTTCTATAGTTGATTCTGCATCTTCATCAGTTAAAGCTTCGCCTGTCTGAATGTAGATGTCAGAAGTTGTTTCTTTCTTCATTGGTCTAACTGAATGTCCGTATCCCCAATTCATTTTAAATTTAGCATTCCAGAATTTAAACATCCAGTATCTAAAGAACCAAGGAGATATTGCTGTAAGTATTTGTCCTTTAATTAAAGGATCTTCAAACTTTTTAATTATAACTTCAACTCCAAGAAATCCTATAGGCTCTTCATTAAAATAACCAGGATCTTCATTATCTGCATATGCAGATATTTGTACTCGGTATCCTTGGGATTCTAGCATATCTATTATTCTCATAGCAGTATATGCACGAATCATAAGATTTTCAGCTGAACACCAGCAATTCTCACATATAGAAATATGAAGTTTAACGAACTTACCAGTACCTATACCATGTGTAGGTATTCTTTTCTTTAGGCAAGGTAGACCTTCTATGTACCGATCAAAGTTCATATCATCTCCATCAGAATCATCGTACTTATATTTATGTTTACGACCTCCTAGATTTATATCCTTTTCTATTTTCTTTAGATTATCTAAACCTTTGGTATAACTATATTTAGAATCATGTATTTCTGCTGTAGATAATCCTCTAAAACCAGGGTCATCGTGATTTTCAATATCATCTATTTCAGCAGGATTACCTCCTTCAATATTGTCACATTCTCTGTAAAATTCATCTAATGAATTTATATTAATATTTAAATTCAGTTTTTTCATTACGCTGCTGTTTTAAATTTTGCTGTTACAGTAGAATTTGAAAAATCTTTACGTATAGCTTCAATTATTGAAGCAGTACTTTGTTTAGTTTTATTTTCTTCTACTTTTTGAATATATTGTTTTACTATATTCTTTTCAGTATCAGACCAGTTAATAATAAGCATATCTTTCCAGTCTAACATACCTACTTTCTTCATCTTTTCTGCTGCTTGAATCATACGAGTAGATGCAATACGGCGTAATGAATTTATTTTAATGCAGTCGCGTAGTAAATAAATATAATCTACTACTTCGTGATCAAATTGTGACTCATATTTAACAGAGTAATTTACTTCAATTATTGCTCCAGTAAAACGGTCAATTGTTGAAGCATCTAGTTGGTTATTAGCAACATATTGACGATCTGCTCCATTACCAAAAGTATTTGATGTAGCAATAATAATACATTCAGGATGTCGTAAGACAGTACCTGTAGTAGTTTCTATTTCACCGTTTGCTAATGCTGCATTAATAACCTGTGCTACAGATGGATCGAGCGCAGTCATCTCATCTATAAGGATTATTGACTTCTTAGCATAGAATTCAGCAAACTTAGTTGCTTCACGAGTAGGATATTTATATCCTGTAAATTCTGTTGCAGAAGTACCAATACCACAAGAAATACATAAGTAAGGAATATCTAGTTCTTTAGCTGTATTACGAGCTATAGTTGATTTACCACAACCAGCTGGACCAACCATCCAGATATTATTCATACCTGCTTTAATTAGATTTTTAAGCTTATCTTCTGGTTCTAGTGAACTAAATGAGAATTGAATTTTCTTCAATTCTTCTTTTTCCTTTTCTTTTTCCTCTTTCTTTTTAAATTCTTCTTCTAATTTGTTAAGCAATTCTTTGATTTCTGTTTTGCTTCCAAATTGTTCTAGTGATTTTTTCTCTATTTGTTTCTTTTTTTTGAGATCTGTTATATTAGCTATTTTAATAGCTCCACTACACACTTTATACTCTTGTCCAGTACAATTTGTAATAGTATATTCTCGAGATTGTCCTCTCTTTCCTTTTACTTCTGAAGTTAATACTAAGAAAATACCTTGTTGTGCTTGTTGTTTTCCTTTAGAATTATTATATTTTATACTACCATAAAATCTATTTCCAGGCTTTAAATCATGAACATCTGTATTATGATTAACTAAGGTGCTATCTTCATATATATTGTCTTCTTGATTTTCAATTTGTTCATCATGCTCTGTAGCTTCAGATGCATCAGTATCTTGAGTTTCTGTAGTTAAATCTTTAGGATCTTTTAGCTTCTGTTCTTTTGCACTAGACTTTGCAGGTTGATCTTTTTCTATATCTTGAATATGTTCTATTTCTACCATGATGATTTGTTTTAATGATTAAAAAAGAATAAGGGTAGCTTTTACACTACCCTTATTTATTAATAATGATCTACTTTATATTAAAATGGTAGATCGTCTGTTTTATCTGTAAAAGCTTGTGTATTAGTAGTAGATGAAGTTGCACTAAACGGGTTATCGTTTTTTACTTCTTTATCTGCTACAACAGGCTTTGTAAATTGGTCAATATTTAGCATAGTAATAGAAGATGATTGACCTTCTGGCAATTCCATAGGCTCAATAAAAGTATACTTAGCATAATTAGGCAAAGTAGTATATCCTTTATCATTATATACTATTTTCGCTCTAAGTTTTTTACTCTTATCTACTTTGTTTAGCATATCAGTAATCCACTGAGCAAACTGTTCAAAGCTTTCTCCATTAAAGTCAAGTTCTTCGTCTTTATAGTAACAGTTAAGTATCTGCAACATACGAGAATACTGCTTATCCATTTTTGTTTGGAGTTGTTCTTCTGTAGTTACAAACCCACCGAGTGTAGGTTTCCACTCTGTATGAGTTAATGTTGCTCCATCTTTCTCAAAAACAATTTCTAAGAATTGATTACCATTAGGAGAAACCTCTGTTTTTACACTCTTCAATACTACATTTTCAATAATACCAGCGGGAATATACTTAATATCACTTTTGCTAATACTTGCTGCACGTTCTTTACTATATGTCATAATTTCAATACTTTTAAGTTTTTAAATCAGGCTGCACACTCGTCTAAATAAATCTTATCCCAGTGAACTTTAATATCATTATTTTCATCGCTTTCTGCGATAACTATCTTCTTACCTCGTAAGTGAGGAGCTCTAGCTTCTCTTACTGAATTATCTCCACCTTCAAAAGATATAATAGTTTCATTCTTTTTACGATAGATATAACCAACAGCATCTGCTTCTCCACATACTATATCACCTAGTCTTCCAACTAAATCTATAGCCATTTCTATAAGCTCTTCACCATCTTTATTAATCATCTTATCTTTAGTATGACCTATAAGAATAAAATTATCACAAAGATTTTTAAACATGTTTATTACTTTTTTAACTGCTTCTCTTAAGTAGAGATATCCGCTACCATTTGGTAATGTACGAACATCATCTCCCTTATAAGATTTGCCCATTGGTGTCTGACAATACAGAACTTTAGCATATCCTAAACATATTTCTTCGAGTCTAGTAGCATTATCTATAGCAATATATTTATAAGGTTTCTTTCCTGTTGTAGCGATTTCTTCACTGATTGCTCTAGATATATTACCTAAATCTTCAATAGTACGAGCTTGAATAGAGAGAGCTTCTAGAAATTCTGAACCTCCCTCTAAGTCAATTATAAGACAATTATCAAGCTTAGATAATAATGTAGTTTTACCTGATTTTGGTTTACCAAATAGGATTAAAAATCTTGGATTATTAACCTTTGGTTTGTTTTTCTCTTTTGGTAGTATTAACATATTAGAATAGGTTAATGCTTTACCTGTGAGATTCTGAAATTATCTGACAAAAACTGAAATTTTACACAATGTAAAGTTATTCGTTATTCATTGTTGAGAATATTGTTAACAGTAGTACTGTTACTAATATTAATAATAACATTTACTATATTATTTTTATCTGCTTTACGATAGTTATTCAAAAACAGACTAGGATTATCAATAGGAATGATTGTATAACCAATTTGAATAAACTTCTGGTAAATACGTACAGGTTGACCCATGTAAGTAAAATCGTAACCACGATCTTCTTCATAGTCTTCCATGATCTTAGCATATTCTGCTAATCGTTTTAATGCTAAATCAAATTCTGAAATAGCATCATATTGACGCAACTTAAATGCTCGATTTGCGAACGGACATGTAAGTGAATTATCATATGAACATGTCGGTCGATAATATTTTTTATTGAATGCAGAGAAATGTGCATTTCGGTTGCATCCAAAACATAGCAAGTCTTCAGGACCTGCATATGATATACTGTATTCCGGATCTTCCGGAGTGTGAATTCCATACCATTTAGCAAACGGTAAGCGGTTTTTAACTTCATTTAATATACGATTTTTCAAAGAACCCTGAGGGTCAATATTTTGTTTCGGAAGTTTAATTGTAAAACCTTTCATAATCAGCCTTTTTTAATTTGTTTAAATACTACTTTTTGTTCTTCAGCACTTGCAGTATTTGTTTCAATTAGATTGCCATATTGAAGTTCGTTTTCAAATTCTAATATACATGGTTCACCATCTCTTACTTTTAAGAAATGCATATAAACCTTATTTTTTACAGGTAGACGACGTACTCCATATATAGCTAGATTAAGTATCTCTGGTCTGTGAACAGCAATAACAAAATCACTAGCTTGAAATATTGCATCAGATGCTGATAAATCACTTCTCATTGGAAAGTGAGTGCTTGGATTATTAATTCTATCAGGACTTTCAATATTACGATTCATCTGTGAAAGCTGTATTATACTAGTATTAGAAAGTTTTTTCTTCTGTATAAACATTTTCTGTAAATCGACTATTGTACTTCTTTCTCCACCCTCTCCATTTACTAGAAGAACATGGTCTAATACTACTATTAGCCAACGACCGTTAGCCACAGTATTATGAAAGTAATCTATAGTATTACCTATTTCTTCTACATTACATACTTTATCAACGAAGTATATATTGTATTTTTTAATGGTTTCAGCTGCCGATTCAGCTTTTAATAAGTCTTCATCACTAAGTGTTTCTACTGAACTATATAATTCAGATACAGTTTTCTTAGTTTTATTACTTATTACACGACCAACATTTCTGTAGTCTACCATCTCTAAACTAAAGTATAATACTACGATATCCTGATTAGGATTAAGATCAATCAAATCCATTACTAACATATTTGCAACTGAGCTCTTACCGCTACCTGATATACCAGCTATAGTAAATATCATATTTGGTTCAATTCCACCAGTGGCTTTATTGAACTTATCCCATCTGGTTTTTAATGATACTATACTATGATTTTTTCTAGCTTTAATGTAGTTTATGGATTTATTTGCTACCTGAGATATTGACTCAAAAGGTAGTATTTTAACGGCATTCTGTTCCGTATTCTCCATAACTTACAGGTGTTTCAGATTCATAACTCATTTGCTCTTCAATAACCTCCCACTCATGTTGAGTGAGCCATTTCCACATCGTCTTCATATAACCTATTTTACCAGTTATCATTTTGTTTTCAATTTCAAATTGAAGACATTGAAGAAGGTGTTCGTGCATTGCTCTAGATTTACCTACAATACGGTTATATTCTTTACGACATTTATTTATATTAGATCGTAAAAAACCTTTAGTACCATCTGGTCTTAAAACATACACTGGAAATACTTCATAGAACTCATCAAACCATGTCTTATCTTGTTTTGTACTTGACAATAGTTTTTCTGTAGGACTATAAATTTTATTATCTCCTGAAGTAGTAAAGGAGATAAGGTCATTGTCGATTAACTCTTGTATGTCGTTTTCACTTATTCGGCTGAGAAACTTGTGAACGTCTTGATTATTACTTTGATTATCATTCAACACAAGAGTTAAAAATACTAACTGATTAATTGATATTTCTCCAAAAATATCTAATAATGTTGTATCTAATTCTAGTATCATAATATAGTACTTTATGAACTAACTTTTGATACAATCTGGAAATATTTGTTAAAACAACGTTAGTTGTCTTGGTTTTAATTCTTCAACGATCTTTAACGCTTCCTTTAAATAGTAGCGATAATTGATCTTTCTTTCTTCTATAGGTTTATTATCAAATTTATTTAGTATAGTAACACCAGATGCAGTAAGTAGATTAGTATAGTCTACTCTAGTACCTTTAGTTATAATCTTTGAACTATAAGGTAATATCTGTTCTACATTATAATTATAGTAAAACTGATTTGGATCTGTAGTTATTATACTTTCTCCTGTTTTGAGACATACAAGATATTGCGGTATCTCAACATCTCTATTTACTATTTTACATTTATATAAATAAGGACCATTAGTAGATGCATAGAATCTATTGATTCTTTGTATCAGTTCTCCCTTATATTCTACAGAGAATTTCTTATCTACTTTCTGGTAAGTAAGGAACTTCTTAATATCTTTACAATTGTAGATAGTATCTCTTACAGGAATACCATCAACAAAATAATCTCTAATAGCTTCTGGAATAATCTTTGCAGACATTCCCTTACCAAGTAAAACCTTAGTAATAAACATACCTTTTTCTTTAATATAATCATCTTTAATCATATCTAAAGAAGTATAAGGCTTCTTTTTTTTATTTAGAGCTTTTTCTGGTTCAGTTTCAAACAATTTCTTCATTGCTTGATAACCTTCTTTTACAGCTATATAATCATTAATAGCATACTGATACATAGCTTCAAAACGATCTTCCTCTAGGGTTAGTCTCGTTTGTTGTTCCCATTCCTTACATATACTTTGTAATTTTTCATACAGATTCTTCTTAAGAAGAACAAATAAACCATCTGTATTTGCCTGTACTATTCTACAGCCAATATCAGATAATCTTTCTGCTAACATAAGTAGTAGTAATTGTCCGTTTATTCTAATCTGCATTACTGCAAATGGACTATAACAGAAATTATGTTCATTCTGTAGATTACCACTAAGACCATTTAATGCTAACTTAAGAGTTTTATCTTTAGTCTTAATACCGTTATGTTTTGCTTCTATTCGTTCATCTTTAACTTGATTATAAACTTCTAGAAATTCAGGACCCAAATGTTTTGGGTAGAATTTATACTCTATTATCATACTGGGATACAGAGATGCAACATCAATATCTATTAACATTTCATCTTCCTTAGGAATAATTATCTCAGGTTTGTTTTCAGAGTGAATACCACCAACTCCTACAGAATATTTTAATCCTCTAAATACAAATTTGTTTTCGTATCCTTTTCTACCTGGTGATACTATCTGCTTTTTCATATCAGATAGTACATTACGAAGTATAGGATCTTTATATTCTATATAAGGCAATATTACTTTGTTTAGGTCTATAACATCTGCTGGGCTTCTCAAGTCTTTAATATCCCACCATGTTAAACCAGTCTTTTCAAGATATTTCTGCGTTAGAATTTTCATTCCAATGTTTACTCCATCTTTACTTAGTACTCTTACTTTATATTCATCTTCGATAGCTATTCTTAATTCTATATCTTCAGAACACAGATTTAATAATTCTTCAGTAGAATTAACATCATTCACATTATACTCTATCATCTCTTCTATTCTATCTTCTTCCAAAAACTTATTAAAGTCTCCATCAAATTCTAGAACATTAGGATATTGCATAGTTACTTGCATTTCCTTCAACCCAACACGTAGTTTCTGTGAATATAACATAGTAAGAATATCAAAGGAATCAAACCATACTTGATATTTCCACTTTTTCCATGCCTCTATGTTATCATCTGCTTGAGATGTTGTTATAGTTCTACTTAAGTTAAAGATACTATCACATATTCTTAAATATGTTTTCTCTTTAAGTACATCATAATAATCTATTATATAATTAATAATAGGATTATCATAATGTAAATTATTATATCCTGCAAAGATTTTATCTGAATCTATTTGAGTTTCAGTAGTATAGATATCTCCAAATTTCAGTGGTACACTAATACTTGGTACATGAAAGAAATTAACTAGTTCTACTAATTGATTTCTTCTACAAGATATCTCAAACTTATGAAACTCCCCTGTTTCAGTATTCTTTGCTGTGCAATGAAATACATTAGGGAAAACTTCAATATCATAAACATATACTGTTTTTCCTCTTATCTTCATAGCGTATAAATTTGTAGTGATTCTGCTCAGACTCGAACTGAGATTTAAATTTTAGAAGAATTTTGTTCTATCCCTTGAACTACAGAATCTAGAGGCAGGATTCTTTATAGACTATCCTGCTAAAAGTCTCTTCGCTCTACGCTGCTTGCTTTATCTCTGGCAAATGTTTAGCAAAGCATTTCTTTTCTAAAGTTACTCTATCTATAATAGTAATGCATTTATAGTTATCATGTTTAGATAACTTTTTATTTATTTTAGTAACTACTTCAGTAAGTTGTTTAACCGGAAGGTTAGTATAGCTTACTTTAAACTCTTCATTATCATAAGTAGATATAACTACTTTATATGGTCTTTGTTTCACATAATGTAGTGTTTTAGACATCTTATGCTCTTGAAGTTGTTTAATTATCTTCTTAATCTTCTCTTCATGAGTTGCTACGTAAGCTTGTTGTTTAGCAATAACTTCTGCTTTATTGCTACCATACAAATTCTGTACCAATTTATTACGGTAATCAGAATAAGGACGTTCTTCTAATAACTGTTTTTTATCCTTCTTATCAGATTGATGTGTAGGTTTCTTAGGAATACTAGCTATTCCATTTTTTGTTTTATGATACTCTTTACGTGCATTAGTAGCTTCAGGAGTCCATTTGTAAGTATATATTTCTCTACTTACTATTTTATCATGACGGCGAGTAGTTGTATATTCTTTTGTCATAGGTTTAATTTTTTCTGACAAAGATATTCCTTTACTACACATTGCTTTATAATCTGAGGATTTAGTTAATCCATAACGTTTTTGTAAGTTTTGCTGATATTTAGCATTTTTCTTATTTCTAGTTTCTTGATTCATAATAATTTGATATTTAAAAATTAATAACTAAGGGAACTAAGTAGATTAATGTTTTAAAGTTTTCCTGTGCGTACTCCTTCTACCGCTCCCAATTAATTTATAGAAAGAAGTATAGTCAGTTTAGCTGTGCAAGCACCCTGCCATCCCTGACACATCTATGTCGTTCTAAATTATATTCAGATATACTTCTTTCTGTATTTTTTTTAAGCTGCTAAACACATAGGAGCAGCAGAATCATCAAAATCTGTTTCCTCATTGAACTTAGTCAATTTCTCTTTCAACTTCAGAATCTCTAAATCGAGTTCTTTTATTCGTGCTTTAACCCAATTAGAAGTTAAAACTTCAGTCTTATTTAGAGCTTTTTTACCTTTCTTAGATTTAAGAATAGGATTCAAAGTTCGTATACGACTAAGATGTACTTTCATTTCCTGCAATTCACACAGTTTAAATACATCTAATTGATTACAATCAACAGGTAAATCACTGAATTTTTTCAATCCCATATTGATACATAGTATCTTTAATTTAACTATTACTCGTTCATCTGTAAGATCTTTAATAGTTTCATAAAGTTCTTTTAAATCGTAAGTACGCTTATAGTTACGATTTACTACATTTTCAATAGAGATAATATTCCAATACTTAGTAATATCTGCTGATAGTTTATCACGCTTTTCAATAAAATTATTTGCTTTCATATATACTTGATTTTTAATAATTTGACAATTAATTAATTATTTTTTAGTATATTAGAAAGTCTACCTGTGTAGCTATTAAACTGATCAAGGTTTAATAACTTAAAATATCAGCTATCTTCACAGACCACTGATATACTACAAAAAATTAAGAATTAAGACAGGCAAGATCAAATTCTAGAGCCTCTGTCACATCTCGATATGGCATCCGATTCTTATTCTCTCGGCTTTCCAACACTTAGTTACCTTAGTAACATTATCAGAGGCAATTTAGTAAGAGTATACACGAACCCAACCAAATGTATATACTCTTACTGGTTTTATGTTGTTTTCAATTATTTTCTACTTAATACGAACCCAACCAAATGTATATATTCGATTATAAATCTCCTTCAACATGCAAATTAACGGGTATTCTTTCATACCCAAAGTCAATACAAGCATTAGCTATCCCAACCATTTTGCGACGCTTGCTATTACCCATATTTTTATCAAAGCCTGGGTCATCTTTTGTAATATCATAGGTCAATTTCAATGGACTGTTTTCATCAAGTAATGTACAATAATACAATAGTAACTCGATTACTTTCTCTTTTTCATCTTTCTTAAGTACTTTGTCAATTGCTTCTGTCAGAAACCCAACCAAACCTGATTTGTCACAATTGTTACTTTCTACACCTGTAATGATAAAAGCTATTCTTTGTACTAAACTAAAAAAGTCTATTACATAATAGGAATTAAACCACTTATTTACCCAACCATATTTGTGGCGTCCTATTAATATAGTTCCATCAGTTCCAACATTTATCTTTTTGCTTCCATCCATCAGCAAATTATTTTGAATACGTGGATCTGACATAATTAGCTTTAACATTTGCAAGTGATATGAATCTATTGGCTTCTTATTTGTTGCCATAGTTTATATACTTAAGAATTGATTACTCGTCAATGCTTTTATAGTAAGCTTCAGTGTCGTCCTTAGTAATTTTGTTGATTTGTTCCAAAGAAGCACCTTGGTTTGCTAACTCATCAATAAAATTGTTAAGATCAGTTAAATTGCTTTGATTTAACTGAGTGACAACTTCAGTTACCATCTTCACATTCCAGAAGAAACTCCGTTCTCCTGTTGCTTCAAATTTCAGAATAGCGTCCTGAACATCCTTCGGACCAGCTTTCAGAATAGTATCTACGTCAGCCCGTAAGTCAAATTGCAATTTTTCATCATTATTGAACATAATGACAATTTTGCCATTTGCTGTCCGCACGATATCTACATTGAATAAATCAACAGTTTCAATCATGTACTTTTTCATAGGATTTGCAAGTACTAGACCTGTCATATCGCCAGCTAGTTTCTTCTTGTAATTCAAATCCAAATTATCACTTACAGGAATAGCTAACCGCCGACCAACTAATGCCCGGCTGTAAGCAATTACTTTAGTACGTAATGATGCTACTTCTTGCTGAGTAAATCCTTCAGGATTCTTAAACACGCTTTCATAATTTTTATCCATAATTTTCTCCTTTCTTGATTCCGTAATTGATTTTACCTACGGAGTTAGTTAATACTATGTTTACTTAAAAAGTTGAGCTATAGAGTTCTTCATATAAGTAGTAGAGTATCTTATATCTCTCGTTTAAAATTAAACTTCAAATGCTACTTTTGTATTCAAACAATATGAACTCTATAACGTAATTCTGCTAAGATTTGATATTAATCTGAAAAAACTATAAAATAAGTCTTCATATTACTAATATTACTACTAGAACGTGATGTTATTACTTCACTCGGCATTCCCCGTAGGACTTTACTCATTAGACAGATGAGTCAGCCGTTCTTCATAAGATTATTAATACTAAACTAAAGAAATATGTAATTCGACATCTGAAAATCGAATGTTATGCTAGTTAATACCTAAAGAGGTACAACGGGACTCCAACGGTAGGAGATTTATACCCATCAAATAACATTATAACTGAAATTATCTGAAAATCGAATGTTATGCTAGTTCCTGATTATTTTAAGAGCATAACAGTCACTATAGCGTGCTCTTTTCCTGTTATAGTGAGGAGTACTGCATATGCTTTATAACTTACAAATGTTATAATTAGCTGTCGGTAATGCTTCTACCGGTTTTATTACTGAGCTGTTTATGTTTCAAAACACCCACTCTATAGCCTTGTTAGTTTACTCTAACTGCTGCGTGTACTTACGACTTTGTTCTTATTCTGCACATAATTCTTAGGATTTCCACCTATCATCCTTTAATGTAAGGAATCAGCGTCACTTTACATATATTGTTGCGCAATATACTTTAGATGGTTCTAATGTCAGCAATTATATCGTACAGTCGAGGGTGGCTCGGATTTACTTTCGTCATCTTATCACTACTCGTCCTAAAACCTACCATTGAACTTCCTCATTGGTTAAGTTAAACATGTTAATTCTCTCGTAATAAAGACTTCCTAAATAGATTTACATTCTGTCACTTCCCGTTAAGACTACTATCTAGTGCAATACACAGATTTTTCTCCGATCTGTTTCGTGTCCGTCTTTTTAATGTGTCCGCTTCTCTTCTACCCAGGAGTGGGGCGATGCTTACCTTCACATATACTCTTAAGGATAGAGTATCTCACCTTGTGCAAATTTGATAAAACTCCAGTTATGCTTCTGGATAAGAATAATTTAGTACTTCTAAGCTTTATGTCTTCTGCTTAGTATTGAAATAGTGTTATTGCGCACTTCATCCGCTAGTTATCTTTATATTCCTGTTGCAAAGCACTCTAGGTTTATACTCAGATAAGATAACAACTGAGTTTATTATAATATTACTTGAACTCACATACTCCTCATTTCCTGAAGAGGTCCGTTGCAGGATTCCTTATTTATTAATATTGGACCATTGCTACTCAGCCAAAAGGCACACAATCTACTACTCACTTCGTCACTCTATCCCTCTATACTGGAATGTATAGTAATACAAGCTTAGGATTAGCTATGTACTGATTAACATAACATTGTGTATAGGTTTATACCTAATCCAGATAATCTATCAATATTTTTTTCAATAAGTAGTGCTATAATATTATAACTAAGTACCTTCATATATACTATCTCTAAACTTATTAAGTTACAATATAACTGTTTAGATAAGTATAGAACACTATACTGACATTTTTATACGATCTATGTCGTAAAGGGGAGTTTGGAGCTACCCTAGAGCGTTATATGCTCGATAATGTTCAGCACGTGGTCTTGGACACCACGATTTGTTAGGCATCATCGTGTTTATTACTCCTTCTTGATTCAAACTATGATAAGTCTGCGAGTAACTTAAGAGGATTTCGTTCCCCTTGTACGGTTCGATTTTGTAAGCTGCTCCTTACTAATCGCGTCTTCTGTATTCTATCTCCAAACGGTTCTCATAGATACAATAGGGTTGTACACGCTCTCCCTATTTCTTGTTATCTTTTCAGTCTATAGATAGTATATAGACATAACAAGTTATTATACTTTCAGTAATAGTCTATAGTTGTAGCTATACCCTATTCCTACTAATATTCTGTACTATCGTGTTTAAAAGTAATTTCACCATTTACTTTTTATATCCTTTGATTTAGGTATCTCTGGATTACACCATTATAGCTCTATAACCGCATTGGCTATTCTAGTTGCGGCTCAGATTTCTCTTCTCTGATTGTTTAAGTTTTTTGAGAATATCCGTACAACTGGTTTTATTCTCTTTAACTGACGGCATTTCACGTACTCTAATATATTTAGGCACTTCTACTTTCTTCTCTACAACAGAAGTTAAGTATATAATACTGTCTTTCTTTTTGATTTCAACATTAATATTTTGTTCTGGGTTGCTTTGTCCATCTAATTTTATAGCGTTGTTGTTCAAATCAATATTAATATTAAAATCTTTTGCCCGAGGTACATCTGTGAACTTCGGAATCACATATTCATGTGCGGTGGCGATATTTGTATAATTAGTTACAAAACCTACATAACCACCGAAAGCTAGCATTGCTAGCGTAATTAAAACTGTTGGTCTTTTACTCATTTTGATAATGCGTTAAATGTTACTTCTTTGTAGCATACGCAGATTTCTCAACATAAAAAGTAAGAGGATTTAATGAAGTTGATGAATACAAACTAGAAACTTGTTGCATTATTTGCTTCATCATCTTGTCACTCATTTCAGTACCATAGGCAATCCGTAAATTGTTTACGGTCTTTACTGCTGAAATATGTTTACCTTTAAGATTCAGACCTTTAATCTCTGGATATACCAGCTTGTCTTCATCTTTACCTTCGTTTTTAGCTGAAGTAATGATACGATTGATCAGATCGTCATTAGTTCCACTAACTAATTGAGAATACTGTTTTGCTTCTTCTTCATAATTGTTGCTCTTTACAGTTTCATCAGTAATCTTCTTAGCTAAGAATACCTTTACTACATTTGCAACTTGCGCATCGTTGTATGTAGTTAATTGGTTCTTAAGCCAAGCATGTGCTGCTAAAACTGACAAATTACCGTTTAAGTTGCCCCAAACAGCATTTGTACAACCTTCAAGTAATGTAGCATTCCGTCCTGCTTCTTTCATTTTAAGCAATACAGTTGCTAATACTTGTGCTGGTTCTGCATCTTTATCAAGATTATAGGCAGACCGTGCAAACTCAATCATGTTTGTTATGTTCTTACCTATTCCTCCTGATTTTTGTTTGTGCCGCATGTTCATAATAGTGCACATTGCAGCTATTTTCTGTTCGTCAGTAACGCATTCTTCAGGTTTCGGAATACTCTGACTTTCAGGAGCTTTAGCATCTTGCTCTAAAGCTTTCTGCATTTCAGGATTTGTTTTTGCGACAGCATCTTTGAAATTAATCTCAAGCTGTCCATCTGATGTCTTACTAGGAAGTAAATTAACACCGAGGAACAAAGAAGCTGTATCATTTAAGTAATTAAACATTTCTTCGTTCACAGCAAAACCTTGTTCTTTTGCATCATTTTTGAACTGGTTATTCCACTTCTGAATCAATACAAACATCATAAGGTCTGCTTGTTTTCCTGTTGCTTGATACATTGCCCGATCGTCTTTAATCTCTTCACGACGCTTCAGAATTGCATTCATCAAATCTACTGAGTGATTTGCATCAATTCTGTCACTGTTCTGAGTTACAACGTTAGGTACAGGAGAGTTACTTGTTTTAATAGTTGGAGTACTAGCTAAATCAATTTCTTCAACTTCTACTTCTTCTATCTTCTCCTTCTTTGACTTCTGCTGTTTAGGCTTTTTGTCAACTGGTTCTGGTTTAGGATCTTCCTTCTTTGGCTCTTCTGCTGGTTTAGCTTCAGGAGTCTTAGCAGGAATAGGATTTTTAATTCCTTCTTTGATCCGTTTTACATCAATACCGTCTCCTTTCTTTACATTTGAAACTGGGAAAAGTACACTTGTGGTTTCACTAGTTTCATTGTTTTTCCAGTCAGCTTTGATATTCTCAATGCCTTTACTGTCTTTCTCAATTTTGAGAGAAAGTAAACTCATATACGGTGATTTTGTACACAACATATGAGTTTCATATGCTGTTTTACCAGTAGGAGTCTGATAAATACCGCCTTTCTTCTTTTCTTCGGCAGGTTTTTCTTCAACTTTCTTTTCCTCTGGTTTAGGATCTTCTACTTTTGTTTCTTCCACTTTAGCTTTAGATTCTACGGCTTCTTTAGCCTTCTTTAAAGCTTCTAAATTTCTTGCTGCTTTTGCACTTGGAGTCTTTCCGCCTTTATTCTTTTTACTCATATTGATTATGATTACGCTGCCTTTCTTCAGCTTTACTTAAATAAATTAATAACTTAACAATTAAATACACTTAAATTATAAATTAAGTATAGTCAACTGTCATCTTCTATCTCTGCATTATTAGGCATAGTAGGTATTTTATCTCTATCAGTTGTTACTAATGTCTCACCTCCGTCTTCCTGACCCATTTCGTAAAATTGGTTATCTACTGTCCCTACAAAAGCAGTAGAACCTTGAGATGTGGGATTAGGAGCCATAGTAACAACTAACTCTTGAGAAGGAGTATTAGAGGTATTTGCAACTACCTTTTTTACTCCAGTACCTACAACAAAGCCTAGTAAAAGTACGCATACTAAGAATACGTACAATCCAGCACTTTTACACATTCTAGAAATGATAAAAGATGCTATTGCTCCTAAAAGGAGTAAACAAAAACTAGTCATAATTGTTGAAAGTATTTGTTAATAATCTGTTTTCTGTTTAAGTTTTTGTCTTGCTTTGTTTAAATCACCTTTTACAGCTAATTCATTCATTGCAAGCTCTTTAGCTATTTCTTTATAAGATAAGCCATCTATACGAGCATTAATTAAATCTCTATATTTCTTTTTTAAAGTAGGTATAGCTTGTAAGACTATATCTAATTTTTCCTTTAGAATTAAATTTTCTTCAGGACTCTTCTCTAAATCAGATAGTTGAATAGGACTTTCATCCTCATCAACATAGTTATTTAATTGCTCTTTTTTATTTCTACGTATATAATCAATTGATGCATTTACAGCAATTGTTTTTAACCACATTTCAAATGAAATATGATTTACATAAGTAGAAAGTTTCTCATAAGCTTTAGTGAATACTATAGATGTTAAATCATCAGCGACATCAGTATTTTTTACTACATTAAGTATAGTATACCAAATGTTTGATTTATATCTATAATATAATTCACTAAATGCTTTTTGAGAACCTTTTTTAGCTTGCTCTATGAGATCAATAATTTCTTGCGTCATATAAAGCTAAATTAGGATTTAGTGAGTTATAGTTAACCCAATAACTATAACCCTTAAAATCAGAAGGGAAGTTTTATGATCTCTCTGCAATAGTAATTATTTATTGCAAAACATCTCTTATAAAATACTTCAGAAATGTGTTCTCGCCATTCTTCTTTCTCTTCTTCATTGAGAGGATATGCCATCTTTAATGACATATTAATAGCAATCCTTATTCTTACTAATCTAGTGTTAAAATTTATTATTTTATCTTCTAATAGATTATTAAGAATATCCATCCATAGTCTTCTATTTATCCACTTATTGATACTTAGACAAGTTATACTAGTAACTAATTTTAGTCTTAGATTAGGTGGTATATTTACCCAATCTTCTAATACACTATCAGCATATCCTAATACTTTTGTATCATAGTTAGCTGTTGATATAATCTTATCTAAAGTAAACCTATAAGGTTCCTCTAATTCAGCATTGAGTGCTTCAATAAGTCTCTTAAAATCGCTCATTATGGTTCTCTGTTAAGTGCTTTACATACTACAGTGAATATATAATTAGCTTGAGACATTTTTAGATTGTATTTCTTTTTTAAATGCAATCTAGTTCTTACTTTAGCCTGTTCTGTACCATATAATGGCAAAGCTGTTCTATAATAAGAAATACCTTCTTCAATAATCTTATCTTTTCTAGAATCTTCACCTATACCTTCAAGAGTCTGTAAATCTCCTATACCAACTCCATCAATTACTTCAGTAATAGACGGCAATGCAAATGTATACTTTTCAGGATACATCATAATATCTACTACTTCAGGGCTGTCTTTAGTAAGATCTTTTGCTTTTCCGTTCTGTTTAAAGTAATTAAGATCTATTGCACCAATTACTTCTAATAACGGTTCTACTCCACTTAAAAGGAGTAATACATTAGTTTCTGGACCTTGTGCGATCCACATACCTGCTTTTAACATAATCCTTTTGTTTTAAGTATTTTGATAAATTCGTTTTTGAATCTTTTTACTACAACAGCTGCATCCATTGGACTAATATTAAATTCAGAAGCTACTTTTTTTCTAAATTCCATTTCTCCGTTACACTGCTGCATTACTTCTTGTAATTTTTCTCGCTCTCCTGGTTCAGTCCAGCGAACATATTGAACAATTTCCATGTTAATTCATTTGATGTTCAAGATCTTTAATTTTATTATGGATGCCTACCCAATATAACAAGCCTTCTTTACTTTTTTCAGCTTGAAACATTTCATAAATTTTGCATCTATTATATCCGACAGTGATATTATGTATACCACGTCGCCAACCTCTACCTCCCTTCATTACTGATGGAGTTGATTCATACACATACTCAATGAATGCAGTAAGTTTGCGTTCTCTTGTAAGAATAGTTTCCCATGTTACTGGTAATTTTCTTCTAATAAAACCTCTTAAACCTTTAGTCATTATGCTTTATATTTAAATATTTTAAAATTATCTCCAAATTCAAATCTAATTGAATATATACTGTTTTTTAACAACCATTGAATCGAGTGCTCTTCCAACTTTCAATATAAAGTCCTTCAAATAATATATTTCATTTATATACCAATCAACTATACGAATTTCTAATAATTTACTAGAACTAATACTAGCTAGTGCATAAATTGATTTTGAATTACAACGTTTATTGCTTTCATATAATTTTAATAATATTTGAAGTTCTTTTTCTATATTGCATAGAATTTCACTTCGAGTATAAAATTCTTTTTCTTTATTACTCTTTTTATGCCGACCACGATTCATAAGTAGTTTCTCTAATTGCAGACTGTAATCTTTCTATTGCTGTTATTATAGTATCTATTCTAATTACTATTTCGGTATCTCTAGCAAAATGTTTAATATAGTATAACTTAGTAATCATACCAGCTAAACACCAAAGAGCAAAATTTCTCTTACTAGCCTTTAATTGATTTAAAGTTTTCTTTTTCATCTACAAAATATTTTTAAATACTGTTCATAATGTTTCTTTTCGTTTATAGATGCAATAGCATCTAATTTATTATAACTATTTTTTGGTAGTGTGAAATCATAATCTAATAAAGCTTCTTTTAAACTATGAAATGCATTATAATCAAACAAATCTTGGTCAGTTATCTTAATTTGTTCAATGAGACCTGTTTCAAATATTGCTAACAATCTTAAAGCATATTTATTATTACTTTTAACCGCTAGTCACAATCCTTTTTCATTTTTACTGTAATCTAAAGGAATAATTGATACTTTGTTATAGTTTATTTTCATACTCTAAAATTTTCTTTATAATATCTTTTAATGATTCTTATTACTTCATCAAATTCTTGTTTATTATCAAAAGTATTACAAAAAGTATAACTATTCTTATTTAAGAATATAGGATGGAAATAGGCACAAAAGAAAGTTTTAAATATTCTACTTCTTTTAATAGGAATTAAATTATCTAAAGTAATATCACTAGTTATATTTACTATCCAAGCTATATTTAGTTCTGCATCTATTTTATAGATTACTCCATAATGTTCACATGGACCTATTTTAGCTTTTATAACATCATACTTTTGTAAAGGTATTTGATCTACACCCTGACCTAGTATTTCTGTAGGAAGTACTACAGTACTTTTATCAATTTTAACTGATTTAGTTGGTTTATCTTCTATCTTTTGTAAAAATATTTGGTCTACATCAGTAGTATTAACAAATTCACTTACTAGTAGTAATGCTTCTGAAATTTTGTATTCATCAGTAGTTTTTAACTTAGCTGTTACTTTACATCTCATTGCATTCAAAAAATCCATCTTTTCCTTAGAAGATTTACTTTTCAATAGTTGATCTATATCCATATTCTTACTTTTTTTAATTTTTAATAATATTGTTCACGGAGTAGGACTCGAACCTACACTCTTAGGCATTGTCTGCTTGTGTCTAACCAATTGCACGATCCGTGACCCTTAGTTTTATATTCTATATCAAAGAATACTTTGAGGCGACTGTCACTATTTCTAGCGTTCTAGCCTATTTCACAACCCCGTCAAGAATAACCGTTTCTCTTTAAATAAAGAGTTGATAAACTAGGATTACGGTATTACTCCCCTAGAGATTATCACGCACTCAGGCGAGTATAATCTGTTACAAAATGTTTGTCATTTCTGACGTTTATTGACCTATTCATTTTCATCCTCGCTGTCAAAACCATAATGCCCCTAGGAAGAGTTCTACCTGTGCACAGGATTCGGAGTGGAACTCTACAAGCTTATACCGAATTTCTGTGGAGCATGAGGGAGTCGAACCCTCGTCCAAACGATTCATCCAATGACCTAACAGTCAATATTGTAAAGAGTTTTGCACACCTTTGCGCCTTCATATCCTGGCAGATTGGATAACGCCTCAATTAGAGAGATATACATCATACACAAGTTTTCATATATCATTGGGTTGATATAATAGTGCAATATACTCTTTTAGTAGTATAGAGAGCGATCAAACTCTCTATACTTAATATGTAATTCTAAAGTAATAGTATACACTGTTGATTATGAGCATAAAAGCATTAAATCTAGTATATAATAGCATAAAGCTTCTATTACTTTAGAATTTAAAAATCTTTGACAGAATACATATTATACCAAGTGCTCATCTAGCAAGCTAGAGACTCAATTGAAATATAGACATAAAGTACTATATGTATATGTATTTTTTGATATACTTACTGTTTTTCGTCTATGAGACTATCCTTTATTTTATTAGCATAAAAGCATTTAAATAAAGAATGATCTATTTATAGCACATGATCAGTAGGCATAATATCCTATTACTAACATAAAAGCATTGAATAGAACTGTCAATTCAGTTCATTTTGCCTGAACTCCTTAATGCGACAATGCGACTTATACAGTTTGCAGGGCTTACTTTTACTCTATTTAGCATAAAAAGCATTTAGAGTTTGGATGTTGATTAAAGATAGATGTTTTCGTATCTTGAACCAAAGACTTCTTCTTTTGCTTTTGCAATAGATTCGTCTTTCTTTTCTGTAAGTTCTAAATACTGTTTGTCCCAAGCTTTGTAATCACCGGTAGCTTCAAATTCAGATTGAGCTTTCTTCAGACTTTCAGAAAAGTCTTTCATAATGTTTTTGTGTTTTGATGCAAAACGTCCGTATCTTTCAGCTCTAGAAACAGCCTTTTCACAGTCTTGAATTCTACGTTTTACCTCACGAGAATCACGTTCAAGTTGTTCCTGTTGAATCTGTTTCTTTGCTTCAGTAACTGCCGATGCTTCAACTTTACCATCTTTTTCTTCTTGCTTTTTCATTCCAGCTTCAAAGTTGTATGCTCCATCAGTTGCTTTGTCACGTAACATTGCTATACCTAACACAATTGCTGTTAAATTCATAAAATTCTTCATAATTTTTGATTTTTTTAATTGTTAATAATTGATTTATTTAAGTGAATGAATTAATCAAAAGAATCAAAAAGTTCATTTCTTTCTTCTATAATATCTATTTGCATCTGAACAATGATATCTATTAATTCTTCTTTTGTTTTCTTTTCTAATTCTTCTTTTGTCCACATAATAATAAAAAATAGAAAGTTATACTATCTATTTGTACGCCTTATTTGATAGCTAGCCCTTTTCCTTCTCCTGACCTTAAATAAGGTTGACCGTTGTATAGTCCGTAGGTATTAATCACCTTTAGGGGTCTGGCGTTATAACCTTCTTTGTTGATTGGATTCTATCATAACTACTTAATTAGTAATTCTTAATTAGACAATAGCTCTTTCCCTTTTATACGGTTGCATTTTAGAATGTTTTAGCCTTTTCTTAGACTGATATTCTGCTGCTTTTCCTGATTGTTTAGAACCTGGAAAATGAGATTCTTTATAGGTCTTTCCCATAGCTTATAACACTCTAATAGCCTGCATTAAAAGATCAAAGATATAAGCACATCCTTTTTTATTAAGATATGCAATTGTAACCTCTTTTTCGTCCAACATCATTTCAATTTGAGTTCTAGTTAATTTACCATCTTCAATCAATTTCCAGAAATTAGCATTGATTGCAGCAATATTCATTAAACCAGCAGCAGTACATACTGTAATAACATCTTTTAAGACAGCTTCTATTGCTTGTACATTTGAAGTACTGGTGGCAAATTTACTTGTTTCAAGTATTTCTGTATGTACTTCTTGTAGACCAAGTTTTTTAGCCATAAGAGCTACAGCTGTTACAATACTCTCCTGATTAATTGATGCAGGAATTCCAATAATTACAAAGTTTAAAGATTTCATTTGATATGAATTTAAAGTTGTTTATAAATTTCTTGACTATAATACTTACCGCATCTTTCACAGTAAGTTCTTTTAGTAATAGGAATATTTAATTCATTGTTATTAGGCTCATTTTTCCATTTATGCCCATGAATCAAACATTGTGAACGTAATGCAACTTCTTTTTGCCGCTTAGGATTACTTAATAATTCTATTTCAGCAAGTCGTTTAATGTTACTCTGATAGGCTTTTAGCCTTCTGTAACTGCTAACTTTTAGCTTAATTTTCTTAAAAATATTCATTCTTACATATTTAATAGTTTTAATTATACAACATTTTGAGGACGTCCAGCTGCAACTGGAAGGTTTTATCAATCTTAATTATATATTAACACACATTTTTACTATACGCTTACAGTAAATGAAGAAATTAATACGTAATTTATACAACATATTGCAGTATATTGCAGGCTTGACGATTCACATCGTTGTTCGGCTTCTACACCAATACAGCTTAATTGAAATACTAATTAAAATGACTCTCACTTAGTTTTAACTCATAAGCAGATATAGCTGTCAAACTAATCTTATTGGAGTACATGGTTTTAACGTCTGCACTAATACTAATCTCCGCCACCTACCTTCAAACGGCATTTGAACTACTGTTCTCCTGTCATCTGACCCGATTAGATATAAGCCCCACATGTTTGTCACTGATTCTCACAGTAAGGAGGCAGCTGCATCTATTCTCACGAACCAATACAGCTTTGTCTGATTTAATTTTTAAAACCCTATTTTCTTCTTTATAGAATCATCTTTTTTACAAAAAATTAAAGTAGCTAAGTATTGTGAATCTGTTGCAAATAAATTGGTATTTGCTTCATCTTCACTATAGTTCTCAAGCTTTTCTAATTCTTTGTTTACTCTAGTTTCATATTGTTCTAGAGATTCATCTTCGTGTTTTAACACTAATTTTCTAATGTACTGCGGCATGTATTGAGTCACTATTAGGTTGTGGTAATGAGGATCTTGGCATACTATCTGGTATATATTCTTTTTGTATATCCATACTCCTCTTTATTAATTTATCATAAAAATCTTTATTACTAATGTAAATAGATACAATTTCATGATTTGATAAATCTGTACCTTTAGTCACAAGTATTTGAGTTAGTACTTGTTCTGGTATAACTAGAAATACACTATCTACATACTTGTCTAATCTCATGTTTTCACGCCACTGTAATACTTCTTGCACTGTTGGTGCTATTATTTGTTCAATTGTATCCGTTTCAGGGATTTGCTTTTCTCTTGGATGAGGTTTTTCACAACTGATAAAAATTGCTAATGCTGCTATTGCTGCAAATAGCCAAAATACATGTTTACTTTTCATTCTTGATAAATGTTTTTATTTGTTTAACATTGAGCAGATTTTTTCTACTGATTCTTCTGCTTCTATAACTGCGCATTCTCCAGTATTAGTTAGAATATATACAGAAGATCCTTTTGGATATTCGTCTGATGGCATAACTGAAGAAATAATATCTAATCTTACAGCAGCTGGTTTTCCTTTATTCTCATTGTCATGTAATAATAAAAATTTACTCATTTTGATAATGTTTTAAGTTAATACTAAGTATATAAATGCTATTAATACAGCATCTATTACAATTAATACTCTTGTTACTGGATGTGTTTCATACCAGTTTTCAAACTTATTCCACCAAATATCTGCTAGATCAGCTTGGTTTGATTTCTTCGTATCCATCTTTTTTGTCTTTATATCCACTTCCTAGTGTATATACAAAAGATAATACGCAGAATATAAATAGTGCGATTATCACTACTTTAGAGTAATACCAATAATTCCAATAATCGGTATATAACAGTCCGTATACTTCTTCATCAAAGAAATATATTCCTTGATGTTCAATAATCATCACAGCTGCAAATAATGCAGTTATGAGTCCAAATAAAAAATACATTAACTTTTGCATAATAATTATTTATTGATTAAATACTATTTGCTACAAATACTATTGTTACTACTATTGCTAATAATATTAGTAAGTATACTAATAATCTGATAGTAATAACAATGCGCCAGAATCGTTCATTTCCCATATACTTTTATACTTATTGTTGAGTTTTTGCCAAAAATGATGTCCTTCTTTTGTATGTCTCCATATAAGTGTACATTCAATTGCCATACTAGGAACTCTTAATTTTGTATAAAATGGTTCTAGGTTTATTTTTTTATCGTGAGCATATTTACTACTGCCGTCTAAAAAGCTATCTAATACTTTTTCTTTAATAAGAAACGTAAGCAATAAATAAGGCATATTAAATAATATTTGCCTTCTGACTTTTTGTTGTTCTGTTAGTTTTTTCATTGATTGAATTGTACTTTTTTATGAACTTTAAATATTACTTCAGTATCACTCTTAACTTCAATAGTAAAATGAGGAGATGATTTACTATCTATTCTTCGTTTGATCCATTTAACTACGTAATCCGCAGTTAATACTTCAAATTGCAAATAGCTACGCCATTTTCCACTCTTACCGATGTGTAGTTTTAGATTTCCTCTGTCAATATTAGTAACAGGGTTAACGCGACTTTGTTTTGAGTTAACTAATTTAGCTACTACTATGTCGCCGATTTTAAGATTTTGAAATTGTTCTAATGTCATATCTTTTTTTAGTTTATTGATTAAACATATGAAGAGGACAGCTAATGCTGTCCCCTACTATTTACGCATAGTTACGTTGCCACTCTTTGTTCATCCAGTGACAGATGCTCAGAACTATTTTTCAAATCTAAAATAGTGAAAACTCCTTCATACTGAGTTTAGATAGTGCTTACAATAATTGTACCACACACTACGATGATACTAATACTACATGTAGTTGGCTCTGCATTTACAGGCTTGCTACTGTCTATGGCTGCATTACTATTGTAGTATAAATAACTCTAAATTGGTTTGAATACATCTTGCTAAGAGTTCGTACTTTCTGATAAAGTGTTTTCTTGTTTTCATAATGTTGATTTTAATGGGAATTTGTTTTTATTATGTTTTATATACTTTAACACATTCAAATAATTATTAGCATTTAAGAAACAAATCTTACACATAGATATATCTGCACAAGGTTTATAATAAGCGCAACTACTTCTATTATCATGTGCTCTTACAGCACATAGATTTGTAAGTTCAAGTTTGCTTATTTCTTTGTAAGCTTTTCTAGACTTCAATACTACTCCACTTCGTATTATATTGTCTATCATTACTGGTTTGATTAATTTAGTCATTTCATTTTATCTTAATTTAAGTTAATAATCTGTTTAAAACACTACTATCTTCACAGACTGTAGTGTATGGTTAAGTAATAATAAAGTAAAGGATAGTATGGCTGTATCCTTACAATATAGAAATAAATAATTAGCATTTTACACCTAAAACTTAACAGTTAGTTTCAATATAGAGCCTATTGCTAACACTAATGCTCTACTATTTAGTTAAGAAACTGGTGTCCTCAATGTCTTGGAAAGTTATTAGTTTTTTTAATTTAGTTACTATAAAGATAATCAAATCTAAATAGCATTGTTGATTCTACTAAGAGATAATATTACTATTGTTTTAAATATTATTGTATCAATCTTTATCGTTATATTTTGCATATGTATATAGTCATACATATTTGTTATTGCTGCAAAATCGTCTACATTTTTAATAAATGTGATTAATACAAATAATATAAATATTGATATAGCACAACATCCTAGTAATATTATGTTTTGTGTTATAATATTTATAAGCTTTATCATACTTTATCTAATAATAATAATATTATCCACAGAATAAATTGACCAAGTACCACAATCAATGTTAATAGTGTCATTAAATTGTTTTTTTGTCTTTTATCCATATATGTTGTTTTTTTTGATAAAAATAAGTTTAGAAAGTTGCTATAATGATGACTCAATTGGTTTGAAACGGTAAACCATAGCTCCCACAGCTAGACTGCAAGAGCTATATATTAGGTTTACTCGTCATCATCGTCATTGTCAACTTGTTGATTTTTTTCAGGTTCTGAAACAGGATTACCAACGCTTTCATTTGCTTCTGGTTTATTGACACGTTTCTCATACCAATACGAACCGTTAGCAATGTTTGCGTTTGCGTTCCTTGTAATTACTTCAATATAAGTTCCCCCGTTAAGGTCATTATCCCATTCGTTTGAATCCTTATAATCAGTAATTTCGCCCGTTTTTTCGTCAACAATCATCTCAAGACGTGAATACCCAACTGCATTAAGTTGTGTTAATTCCTTTTGTTCACCATTTGCGTCAGCGTAGTAAATTTTACTTACACCTAAAATCTCACTAACTGGCAAAGTCTTATATACCAACGGTAATGAAAATTCACAATCAGATAACTTAACGACTTCTCCCTTCTTTGTTGTAAAGGTTTTTGAATCGCTTTCCATACATTTAATAAATCTGTCAAGATTTTTCTTGTACGCTTTCGCAGTTTCGTCTTCAGTGGGAAACAAACACTTAACAAGATTAATGTTGCGTATTGCAGCCGCTTGGGGATTCAATACCTTAACGCCTCCAATCGTGATGAATGTAGGTGCATCCTTGGCGCCTTGTGAATAACTAAATGTACACACGTAGAACTCATCACCATTGGTTCGAGTTCTTTTTTCTGCTGAAATCAATTTGCTTAACATGATTTTTTTCTCCTTTCTTGATTACTTGTTACTTGTGTGGAATAGCCCAACAGATACAAGCCCGCAGGGGTGTTCCACTCCGATACAAGGTAGAGGGGTGTGAATTTTTGCTGCTTCACGCACGCAGATTTCTTCACCAAAAAAATTTTTTATATATTTTTATTTTAAATAATGTTAAAAAATAGCTATTAAACTTAAATAAATATTCATAATAAATGTTAATAATAATAACTAATATAGTTAAATATACGTTACTGTATACAGTAGATACAGTTAAATACAGTATGAATACAGAAGACATATTAGAAGAATTAACTAAAGTAGATGATGTAAGTCCTATTACTTTAGAATTACTATTAACTTATTATTAACAATATGTACTCAAATGATGATATAAACTTTATTGCAAATGAAGTATATAAACTAAGTTCTTCTACTTAGTAGAATCTAATGAGATTGTATGGATTTATAATAACAGAAGCATGAATTACTATTTCATAAGACAAAGAGATTAGCAGTATTCTAATTGCCTTTACTTAAGTAAGATAAGTAAGAACTATAAATTAAATGATAATTATAGATCCTTTACTTTACCAGGACAAATAGAATATACTTTCTCTGAAGATTTATATAAACAGTTTAAGAAAGAAATAAATACAGTTAAATGACAGAATTTACTGCACTATGTTTAGTAGGTATGTTAGGGTGTCTAGCTTATATCATACTAAATAAATTAACAAAGTAATGTGCCCTAAGTACACGGGATCGTAGTACATTCCACGCTTAAAGAAGTTACTGTAAAGTAGAAGCGCACCAGGGAATCCTAATCGTAGGTAGGCTCAGTTTAGCTACCTTTCTGGCGGTCGTTGAATAAAAAAGGTAGCCCCTAAAACGGTATTACTATGGAAAAGAACGAACAAAAAAAAGCAGATAGAATTGAGTATGTTTTCAGGAATAAAACTTATATAGCTACTCCTGAGCTTAGTAAAGGTTGTTGTGTAGGTTGTGCGTTTGTTAATAATATGAACTGCGCTAACTTTAAAGATAGAATGGACATCTGCCATAAAGGATATATTTTTAAGCGTAAATTTAATCACATAGATGAGTAACCTTACTTTACTTACTGCGTTAATAGATATTATAAAGTAAATATTATGGAAGATAAAGTACTAGAAACAGTGGTAAACGGATTGGAATATAGTTTTGAAAAAGATATTTTAGTAAAACCTTTAACTCCTATTATGGTTACTAAAGAGTATACTGAACAAATCCCTACTGGGGAAAAGGATGAAGAAGGTTTTAATAAGTATGAAGTAAAGACTCATACTAAAGAAGTTGAATCAGATTTTGCAAAAGGTATTGTTCTATCTATTCCAATCGGTACTGATAGTACCATTAAGGTTGGTGATACTATAGTATACCCTAAGAAATTTGCTAAAGACTTTGATCTATTTAAAGACTCACAATTAGTTAAACCATACGACGTTGTAGCTAAAGTCGTTAAATAAGCTATCATTCATGATTGAATGTTTTATTTTAGAGTATTAAGTCGCTGCCCTGCCATCAAAGCAGGGCATTCTTTTTGCTATTACTTTACTAAACATTAATAAATGTTAAATATTTTAAACACTTTTTATATTAGTGCGTTTTAAGGGCATTATGGGAACAATAATAATAATACTTGTAAGTGTTATTGGCTTTGGTGCTCTTACTTATGCTCAAGGAAAACACGAAGGATACATTCAAGGCAGAATTGATGGGTATGAAGAGTGTAAGAAGAACTTTAACAGAATACAAGAATTTAAACAAAAGATATTAAATAAAAAGTTAGACATATGGAAGGATACAAAGTAATTAAGGATTTTAGCTTCGCTGAAAAAGGTGATGTGTTTACTAAAGTTGAAGATTTAAACTTGTGGGAACTTCAGAAATCTGAAGTAGTATCAGATACAGAAACTTATACTTCAATGGCATTTGATTCTTCTACTATGGAAGAATTAGCCAATAAAGATTATGTAATTTGGTACAGTGAAGAAGCACAAGAAGGTGTGGATGAATGTGAATGCTGTTGCGATAAGTTAGAGAAAGTAAAAGAATATGTTAATACTTTGATTGATACATATACTAAAGATTATAATGAACTAATGAAGGATTATAATGAAGGTAATGTGCAGCAATGTGTTAAAGTAGAAGCAGAAACTGTATACCACAATTTAAATAAAGTTCTCAACAGTATTAAAGATTTGTTAGATGAATAAATTAGTAAAGACTGTTAATAAAGGCAATCTTTACTATGAATACCTTAACGCTTTAAATGGTATACTACAACTTACAAATAGGGAATTGGAGTTACTTACTAAGTTCGTTGAATTAGATGTGAACTTTACTCCAATACCTGGTGTAAGTAAAAATGTAGCCAATACTGACAATCGTAGAATGATTAAAAGTACTATGGGTATTACTCCTGATAACTTAAGTAGATATATAAGTAAGTTCAAGAAAGAGGGTCTTTTAGTACAGGGAAAAGCAGAAGATGAATTAGTAGTTAATAAGATACTAATTCCAGAGATAATAAAAGATAGGGTGCAAATAACATTAATACTAAGAGTAAATGAATAATAAAATAAATAATAAACATTTCTATATGATCTTTGATAATGGGCATATAGTACATGTAGAGAATAGAAGTAATAGGTTAGTACGATATTTCAGACATCTTTTTAACTTACGTTCTAATCTGAAATTAACTTCTTTTGTCCCAAAGAAACCTTACTCTAATAAAGAAATCAAGAAATTATCTGATATACTATACAGAAATCGTGACTTGGATGAAGATGATATCATAGTAATAATAAATTCTATTAGACCTAATACCATCAGAGAATCTTTAACAGAGTTAGAAACTAGTGAATATTATATAAATGCAACAGCAAAAAAAGATATCAATTTACTCAAGTCTGGCAAACAAATATAATTTACCTTATCCTGTTATAGAAGTAATATGCAATAGTCCATTTAAGTTTGCTAAAGAAGTAATGTCAAATGATGAAGATACTAAAGATATTATGTTTGCTTACTTATTTAAACTTAAATTAAAAAGAGATATAAAGAAACAAAATGAGACAGTTTATTGAAGAATGCTTAACACCTAATTATAAGATTCACTGGCTAGATTCTATTTACTTTGATCCTGTATTACTTAACAATATACAGATGTATATAGCAATTAGTGACAGTAGACTATTAAGAATATGATACTAAGAAAGTTTGATAATATATATCCTAGAACATTTTGGATAGCTATAATAGAAAAGGAAGAAGATATATACACAATACTGAAAAAATTTACAATATACAACTTATTGCCAGGTTTTGATAAAGTACGAAAAGAAGCTAAAGAAGAAATGTTAAATGCGTATGATGGAGACGTTATTGCAGAATGTAGACCAGTTATGTTAAACAGTAGTTCTGAGATGGGTATTATTTGCATAATATATAGACCTGATGAAGTAGATGGTACACATATAGCACACGAATCAGTTCACATAACTGATTATTACTTTGAAGTTACAGGTATGAATGGAGAAGAATTCTCAGGTGGTGGTAACGAAGGGTATGCGTATTTAGTTGGCTGGGCTGCTGGATGTTTTATTAAAGTAATGAAAGAATATGGAAAGACAGAGTAAAGAAGATTCATTAGCTCTATGGGAATTTGAGAAAAACAACGTTAAACAATTTGGATCTAATATCAGTGAAGAGCTAAAAGAGTTAATGGAAGTTGCAGATAAGAAGATCAATAACTATTCCTTAACATACAATGAATTCATGGATGATATTCTAGAAGGTTTAGCTAAGTTGAAAGATACAGACAGCATTGAAACTAGACAGCTACAGATAAAAGGATTGTACAATTGTTTAACTAATAAGTATATTGAAGATGGAGAATGATGGTAAGAAATATGATTGTGGTAAAGTAAGAATGGATCTAGTTCCATTAGATGTAGTTGAGAATATTGGTAAGGTACTTACTTACGGAGCTCAGAAATACTCAGATAACAGTTGGCAAAACCTTCCAGATTTTTGGAAAAGATATAAAGCAGCATTACTAAGACATCTTACTGCTATAGACAAAGGAGAATTAATAGATCCTGAAAGTGGACTACCTCATATAGATCATGTACTTTGTAATACAGTATTCTTAGATTGGGGATTTCATCATGGTAAAGCAATTAGTATTAATACAAAAGATATTGAACAAGATGAATAATTTAGAAGCTATCTGGTGGGAAACGTAGGATATAGATGTAAATAAAAACCGTATTGGTAATCCTACTTTACACGTTCACTTCATACGTAAAAATGAAGAAGGTATTACTCATGGAATTGTACACTCTAAAGAAGTTACACAAGATCTTAGTATTGATGCAGTTAAGAATGAAATAATTAAAGAGATAGTAGAAGTTTTAGAAGAGGGTTATAGAAAAGTAGAAAAAGAATTATGGAACAATTGAAATTTAAAAAGTTAGATTACTCAGTAAAGAAAGAAGACGGCACAGAAGAGATTAAAAAGTCTGAAGGCAAGTTGCCTACTAGAGCTACTAGTAGTAGTGCAGGATTAGATCTATATACTACTCGTATTACTCAAGAAGTAGATAATAGCGGTAAGTTAGTACTAGTATATCACACTGATATTGCTGTAGAAATTCCTGAAGGATATGTTGGATTTATCTGTATGAAATCGTCTATCTCCAAAAGATCTATTATTATGTGTAATGGTATTGGAGTGATTGATTCTGATTATCGTGGAGAGTTGATGGCTAAATTTAAAGTAACTACAGATGCTATTCCTACAGTATATACTACAGATGAACCATTTGCTCAGTTAGTCATTGTTCCTTGTTCTATATTAGAACCTACTTTGGTAGAAGAACTGAGTGAAACAGAAAGAGGAGAAAAAGGATTCGGAGAAGCTACAGCAGAACAAAATAATGAAATTAAAGAAGTAAAAGAATAATTATGGAAAATTTAAATATTACAATTACTCCAGTAAGTGCATCAGGGGTTGGAAGTTTTATAGAAGTAGTTATCGGTGATAGTAGATATAAGACCGATATTGTTCAAGGAGAATTCACAGAGAATGTAATGAAGGAGTTGATGAATAAATTAATCACTAATCAGATTCCTGCTGAACAACAAGAAGCGGTAGAATTGAAATTTTATCAGCTATTAGATGCTATTGCAAATACTAAAGCTGAAGAAGAGTATAGAGCTCAGCATCCTGAGGAGTTTATGCCAGAGAATTTTGAACCCAGTGTTGAAGAAGTAACTGATGAAATTATTTGATATAAATGGTGGTAAAGTAGTAATACACCCTGATGCTTTAGGTCTCCCATTCTTTAAAAAGTTATGGGAGGCTGATAAGCCAGATAAAACACAAGCTACAAATGTAATAAGTTATATAGTACTTATGTGGTATTTTAAATCTCCATATGTACTTCAGCTAGAACCAGATATCAGAGAAAAGAAGCTTAAGCAGTTATACTTTGGTAATGAAGATTATAAGCTTACAGTAGAAGAGAAGTCCTGTGAAGATGATTATAAGAAGCTAATATACACTAGGAATCTGAGGATGCTGGATAGTATGAGAAACAAAGTAGATACTATTAGTAAGTATTACGAAGATTCTCTAGAAGAGCAACTAGATGAAAAGAAGATTAAAGATCTATTAGCTGGTATGGAAAAAGTAAAAGCTACCTTTCAGACACTAGATTTCCTCGAAAAAGCAGTTAAAGCTGAAGAAGTTAGTACTACTAAAGTACGTGGAGATGCTCAGATTAATCCTTATGAATTAGCTTAATTTGTGCAAATTATACACAAGTTTATAACAATAAATTAATAGGTACGTTATATGAATATAAATAAAGAAACTATGAAGAAAGTACTTGATTTAACAAAATGCAATAGCACTGAAGAGATTTGTGATGTGCTTGAGAAAGAAATTGATAACAAACAAAAAGCAAATAAAGCAGTTAAAGAAGCTAGTGAGTCTTTGATTGAAGAATATAAGAAAGAAGCAGTAGCTGAACCTAAGAAGAAAGGTATTATCAAGCGTACTATTCATTGGCTAAAGAGTTTGTTTAAGAAATAATCTCGTTGAACTGATAGAGAGGTCTGACAGGGACAGACATTAAATATTCCCTGACATATTGGAGCGTAACGTAATGGTAGCGTCGCCGGCTCTAACCCGGTATGTGTGTGGGTTCGAATCCTACCGTTCCAACCAATTAAAACTTGCGGAAAATGACATATAGAGATATAGATCCTAAACTAGCTGGAATTTACTTGTTTAAGAATAATATAAATGGTAAATGTTATATTGGTCAGGGAGTATCTATAAGAAAAAGACTTAAACATCATCTTAGTAATATTAGAAATAAACGATACGATTTACCATTATATAGAGCTATAGAAAAATACGGTTTACATAATTTCACTATAGATATAATAGAATCTTTTATTCCTGACGAATATACTACAGAACAATTAATAAAAAAGTTAGATGCTCTAGAAATAAAGTATATAGAAAAATATGAAGGTTATACTAATGGATACAACTGTACTAAAGGTGGAGACTTTGGAGTTCTAGGTTTAAAGATGACAAAAGAACAAAAGAAAAAAATATCTAACATTGCTAAAGAGGTAGCTAAAAAATTTTATAAGCCAGTATACCTTTATAATATAAAGGATAAAACTACAATATTTGCTATTAGTATAACAGCCGCTTCAAATATAACTAAAATACCTAGATCTAATATAACTAGAGCTGCTAGCGGTAAGTATTTACAAACACATAATCTCTTAGTTGCTTACTCATTAGAAGAATTAGAAACTAAAAAGACTAAAATAGTACAGGTTAAAGATACTAAATTTAGTATAAAATATATTGTAACTGCACATTTATGTGATGGTAAAAAAGAAAAAGGATCAGTATCTGAAATAGCTGAAAAGTTAAATATAAGTAAGTCTATGGTCTATAGTGTGTTAAATGGGCACAGATTTTTAAAAGATATTAAACTAACTAAAGAATTAAAGCAGATAGACCGCAAGCTATCTGCTTAAAGAATAAACTATGATTGACTTCTAGAAGAAAATAATAAATAGTGATAAGTTTAGAACTCCGGCTTTAACATTCTTAAAGACCGGAGCTTATTGTTAGTATCCAATTGGTACTACTGAATATTATACATACTGGGACGAATAGAAAGATCGTTGCATTAATGGTTATACCGCAGAGGATGGAGATTACATCACTGGGTATAACTATTTTTATATTAACTTTTGTCCAATGCAACGTATAGTTAATACTATTACTAAACTACCTAATGGAGAAACTAAAATAAAAAGAGATAGTGTAGTAACATTTCCAGATTTCTATGATTATGACTATTTCTACTTCTAGGCAGTACAAGAAGCAGAAAATAAAGGAAAACATATATGTCTACTTAAATCACGTCGCAAAGGATATAGTTATAAAGGTGGAGCTATGGCGTGTCGTAATTATTATTTGATACCTAATAGTAAAACATATATATACGCTTCTAACAAGCAGTATCTTACTGAAGATGGTATTCTTACTAAAGCTTGGGACTATATGGACTTTATAGATAAAAATACAGCTTGGGGTAAGAAACGATCTGTTAACAGTACTATGCGTAAACGAGCTGGATTCTGGACTAAAGATGAATTTGGCAATGAAGTAGAAATGGGTTATAAGTCAGAGATTATTGGCGTTACTTTGAAAGATAATCCTGATGTAGTACGTGGTAAACGTGCCAAATTAATTCTATTTGAAGAAGGAGGTTCATTCTCAGAATTAGGTGCTGCGTGGCAAATTGCTAGACCATCTGTAGAACAAGACGGTGTAGCGTTTGGTACTATGATTGTATGGGGAACTGGTGGTGACGAAGGCTCTGCATTTGAAACTATGAAAGATATGTTCTATAATCCAGACGGATACAATTGTTTAGGATTTGAGAACATATGGGATAGTACACCTACAGATAAATTGTGTGGATTCTTTGTTCCATAGTATACTAATCTAGATACTAGAGATGATGATGGTAATAGAATATACATGGATGATGATGGTAATACTATTACTAAACCTTCCCTTGAATTTATATTAGATGAACGTAGAAAGGTAATAAGTACAGCTACTAATACTACAGCTATAGACCGTTATGTTGCAGAGCGTCCTATTACTCCACAAGAAGCAATGCTAGAATTTAACGGTAATGTATTTCCTAAGAAGGAACTGTAGGAGCAATTAGGACTTATTCGTACTAATACTTAGTTATAGAATCATAAACAAGTAGGTGATTTAATATTTGACGAATCTGGTAGTATCAAATGGATACCTAAGAAACACGGTGATGTTACTAAGTATCCACTTGGTAAAGACGATGATCCTACTGGCTCAATAGTTATATGGGAACATCCAGCTAAAGATGCAACAGCTGGATTATATATAATAGGTGTAGACCCTTATGATCATGACTAGTCTGGTACTAATTCATTAGGATCATCTATAGTATATAAGAGATTTTAGAACTTTGAAGAGTATTACGATATTATAGTAGCTGAATACACTGGTAGACCTGCAACAGCTGAAGAGTATTATGAGAATTTACGTAAGTTAGCATTATACTATAATGCACGTATAATGTATGAAAATGAACGCAAAGGTCTATTCCCTTACTTTACTGCTAAACATTGCGATTACTTATTAGCTGATCAGCCTGATATTATTAACGATATAGTTAGTAATTCTAAAGTACAAAGAAGAAAAGGTTGTCATATGAATAAGTAGATAAAACAATGGGGTGAAGGTATGATCAAAGAATGGTTAAATGAAGAGTATGCTCCAGGTAAGAAAAACCTAACTAGGATACTATCAGAGCCGCTATTAGAAGAACTAATAAGCTATAATGATACAGGTAACTTTGACCGAGTGATGGCGTTGATGTAGGTTATGATATATAGAGAACAACTGTATAATGTAGTTGTTAAAAAGAAAGAAAAAGAAAACAAATAGAAGATGCTCTTTGATGGACCAATTTTTGCGCAGAGTTGGTTCAATGACGATACTCCTAGAGTATTTTCTAATGACGATAATGTATATACATTTTAACTATGAAGAATACTAAAAGTTTCCCTGCACAGAAACTACCAATGTCAAAGAAGACACAAGCCTGGAAAGAAGCCTGCGTAGACTATGTAGTAGGCGCTGGAGATTCAGGATTTGGTGGTAATGGTAGATCTAGATCTGACGAGATGTAGACTTACTATGATTTATATAATAGCATATATAATGAAAAGGATCTTAAATATGTAACCAATCCATTTAAACAAGATGATGGATTTCCTGCTATGGCATAGGATTATAATATCATTAAACCGTATGTAGATCAGTTACTTGGTGAAGAAACTAAGAGACCTTTTAATTTTCATCCACAACGTACAAGTGATATAGCTGCTAGTGAAATGTAGGAAAAAGCTAAAGAAATGTTAATGGATTATATTCAAGCTACTATAGCAAGTAAGTTAAGTCCAGAACAAGCAGCTAGATATGAACAAGCATTAGCTACAGGAGAAATCTAGACTCCAGAAGCTATAGCTAAGTATCTATAGAAAGATTATAAAGATATAGCAGAAACTGAAGCTTATCATGCATTACAATTTCTAAAGAGAAAATTAAATCTTACTCATGAGTTTTATAAAGGTTGGAAAGATGCTTTAATAGGTGGAGAAGAAATATACTATGTAGGTGTAATCAATGGAGATCCTTATGTAGAAAGAGTAAACCCTATGTACTTTGATTATGAGCATTCTTTAGACTTAGAATTCATAGATGATGCCGCATGGTGTCGTAGAAAGATGATTATGTCTGCTACTGAAATATACGATAGATTCTATGATAAAATGTCTGAAAGACAATTGAATGAACTACTAGAACTTATTGATCAAAGACCTGGAGCAGGTAATAATCCAGAGATAAGAAAAACTAGTATAGATTATGAATCTATTAAACTACACAAAATTAATAGTTTTACAGATAATCCATTTGATATAGATCATATAACAGTATATCACTGCTGTTGGAAATCTTTCAAAAAGATAGGATTTGTTACTTTACTAAATCCAGAAACTGGAGAAGCTGAAGAATTTCAAGTAGATGAAGATTATAAAGTAACAGGTACTGAACAATCTGTAGAATGGGATTGGATTATTGAAGTATGGGAAGGATATAGAATTGGTGATGATATGTACATAGGAATTCAACCTATTGAATATCAACATATATCTGCCGATAATCCTAATTCACAGAAATTACCTTATACTGGTGTAGTATATAATAATACTAATAGTAAACCTAGATCATTAGTAAGTATGATGAAACCATTACAGTATATGTATATTGTAGTGTGGTATAGACTTGAGTTAGCATTATCTAGAGATAAAGGTAAAGTAGCAGTAATGGATATTACTTAGATACCTAAATCTATGAACATTGATGTTAATAAGTGGATGCATTACTTAAGTGCACTAGGTGTAGCTTTTATTAATCCTTATGATGAAGGATGGGATATACCAGGACGTGAAGGAGGTAAACCATCTCAATTCAACTAGTTATCCTCTTGGGACTTAACTATGAGTAATGTAATAGCTGAGTATATTCAATTGATGCAGAAGATTGAAGATATGGTAGCTAAACTTACTGGTATTACTCCACAGAGACAAGGATAGATTGCTGCTAGTGAATTAGTAAGTAACGCTAATACTGCTGTTAATATGTCTTATCATATTACTGAACCTTGGTTCTGGAATCATAATTAGGTGAAGAGAAGAGTATTAACAATGCTATTGAATACTTCTAAAGCAGCTTGGAAAGATAATAAGAGATACTTGAATTATATATTAGATGATGCTACCAGAGCGTTTGTACAATTATCTGATAATTTCTTCTATGAAGATATGGATATATTTGTAGATGATAGCACTAAGAATCAACAGTATATAGATCAATTAAAGCAATTGCTGCAACCTGCTATGCAGAATGGTGCTAGTCTGTTAGATATTGCTGAAATCATTACTTTAGATAACATGAGTATGATTAAAAATAGACTTGAAGAGATAGAGCAGAAAAGAATGGAACAGATGCAGCAACAGCAACAGGCTGAACAACAAGCTCAACAGCAGATGGCAGAACAACAGAATCAGCTTAAAGAAGAAGAACTTATGCTTAAGGAAGCTGAACTGGATCTTGAAAAATATAAAGTAGACCAAGACAGATATAAAGCAGAACAAGATAATGCTACTAAAATTACTGTAGCACAAATTAATTCTTATCGTGGTGCTGAGAATATGGATCAAGATATGAATGGAATTCCTGATCCAATTGAAATAGGAAAGCAAGCTCTAGAATAGCAGAAGATAAATTCTGATATTGCTACTAAACAATTAGAACTTAACAATAAGCGTAGAGAAATAGAACAGAAGAGAGAAGCTGAAAATAAGAAGATACAGCTTGAAAAAGATAGAATGAAGCATGAAACTGAGTTGCAACGTATGTCTGATAAAGCTGCTATGGATAGAGAGAAGCTAAAGGCAAAGACAGCTTTGAGAAATAAAGTAGTAGGAGAATCCAAATCTAAATAAGTATGAACTGGTTTAAAGAAACATGGTGGTTAGTAAAACAATTATTTACTACTACTAAGAATAAAGATAAAGTATAGTATAAACATATGGATCATTATCCTTTTAGTGGATACTCTGCAATGAGTTGGTGTGGATATATTTTGACTAAAAAGAAAGAATCTGATATTAAAACTACTACTTGGAATCACGAAAATATACATTTACAGTAGGCTGAGAATAAGGGTAGTTGGTTAAAGTATTACGCTGATTATGTATGGGAGTGGATCAAAGGCAATCCTATTACTTATCCAGCATCATCGGCATACTATACAATCCCTTATGAAATGGAAGCATATGCAAATGAAGATAAATCTGATTACGAAATTAATACAAATAGGTATAAAATAAAAAATCGTAAAAAGACTTACAAAGAGAATGGGAAAAATTGGTTTAACTATATTAAAACTTTATAACCATGGCATGTGGTGGAAAGAAAGGTGGCAAGAAGTCATCTAAAAGTGGAAAGAAAAGTAAATAATTATGGAACGTGAAGCATTTAGATAGAGAATGCAACAGTATAAGTAGGCTAGGGAGAATAATCCCTAGCTGAAATACTGGGATTGGAAGAAGTATGCAGATGGTGGAGAAGTAAAAGATAACACATATGTTGCGCCTGTGTATAAAGAATAGGTATTTATACCTGCTACTGGAGCATAGAGAATAAAGAATGATTTTCAATACAAATATGGTAGCAAATCACCGTATAAAGGTGGAGGATTAGAAATAGTTAGTCCAGAGTTTGATATACTTACTGGAGTTAGAGGATTAAAATCAATCACAAATGATTTATTAGATAATTATGTTGGTAGAAAATTACCATCTAATTACGCTTATAGAAGAACTGTGCAACAAGAATTAGATGATATTATAAATACTAATTCATTTAGAGAAATTCCAGAAAATGTAGTAACAACTGGTGGAAGAACGATTACTTTGCCTAATGGGAAAACTGTTACATTAAAAAAAGCAAAGGGAAATTCACACGGAGGAAAAGCTTTTTCAGCAGGAGATGTTTGGAAAGGTACTACTTCTAGTGGAAACACTTCATCTGAAATAATAGTAGGCGTACCGGGAGATAACGCTAAATGGATGGTTGGTAAACATGGTAATTATCAAGGTCCGTATAATTTTTCAGATATTGAAAAAGGCAGCGCAATATTTGTACCATTTGATACAGAAGGCGTTGCAAATATATCTACAGAAGGTTTAAAATATTTTAAACCTAGTAAATACTTCAATAATAGGTACATTAAATACGCAAATGGTGGTATTATAGATGAAGACCCACCACAAAATACTAGTGAAAGACCTATTACTAACTTTGACCCTAAAGGAGATCCATATAATCCTACATATGGATATAACCCAGGTGCAGGCTATGTAAGAAGTGTATTTGATTTATACGATGCTCCAGTTATTGGTGACGCTTTAAGTATATACGATGCAACACAGGCTTTAATGTAGTTATAGGATGCTAAAGCTATGATAGATCTGTAGGAAGAAGCTGCAAGAAGATACAAACAATATGGTATAAAACCAACATAGAAAGATTTTAGAATAAAAATAGATAATGCGGTTACTCCTAGTTAGGAAATAACTAATCACGAAATTAATCATTTTAATCAGTATATACATCAAGATAATCCTTCTTGGAACAAATCGGAATTAGATAAAATAACAAAGCAATTTAAGGGGAAACTTAGAGATAAAAATCCGATAGACCCTGAGAATACTAGCTATTTTATGAATTGGATGGAATAGAATGCTTATGGTATAAATATGTTAGATAGATTGAAAGAATTAAACATAAAACCTACTAAACAAAATATACTTAAATATTTAAAAAGTTTACCAGATACGGATTCTATTAAGAAAGCAGCTTTGTAGTTTAAAAATCTAGACGATTACATAAAATGGTTAAACACTATGCCATTAGCAGATAATGGTAATATTAATGAAATTGAAAATTATAATTTTGCATAAATCTAATTAAATATTTTAATTATGGATAAAAAAATGACATTAGGTGGATTTGAAGCTGTACTAGATAGCTTTATCCCTAATCCAGACGGTGGTTTTAGAAATTCAAATATTGATGAAAATGTTAATGTTGATGCTGATGAATTTGAATCACTAGACGATGAAGAATTGGAAGATATTAAAAAGAACAATATCGAAGTAAAGAATAAGAAAGAAAATCCAGTAGAGGAAGGTACTGAGGAAGAAGAAATCGAAGAAGGAGATATTGAAGATAAACCAAAACGTAAGCCTGGTAGACCTCGTAAAGAAGAAACCATTGAGGAAGAAGCAGAAGAGGAAGAAGAGATTGAAGATAACAATGAAGAAAATGTTGTTACTAACTTCTTTGATGCTATGGCTGAAAAACTTAATTGGGAATTTGAAGAAGATGAAGATAAACCCAAAAGTGTTGATGAGTTAATTAATTACTTCCAAAATGTCATTGAAGAAAATAGTAAGCCTGAATACTCTAGTGAAGAAGTTGAAGCACTAGATAATTTCGTAAAACAAGGTGGAGATTTAAAGAAGTATTTAACTATTGATGCTGAATTAGATTTAGATGATATTGACATTGAAGATGAAACTAATCAGAAATTAGTAGTAAAACAGTTACTTAAAGAAAAAGGGTTCTCTACTAAGAAGATTGATAAGTTAGTAAGTAGATATGAAGAAGCTGGATTACTTGAAGATGAAGCGCAAGACGCTTTAGAAGATCTGAAAGAGATTAAAGAGGAAAGGAAGAAACAGCTATTAGAGGATCAGAAAAAGGCTTATCGTGAATAGTTACAGAGACAACAGCAATTCTATGATAACGTTGTTAGCGAAATAAAAGGCTTAAAGAATATACGTGGTATTACAGTCCCTGAAAAAGATAAAAAGGTTTTAATGGATTATATACTTAAGCCAGACACAGACGGTAAAACAAAGTACCAAAAGGACTATGCTAAGGGTGGTGTTAAGAATCTCATAGAATCAGCATACTTTACAATGAATGCTGATAAGCTTATTGAGGCTGCTAAACGTGAAGGAAATAATTCAGCTATTGATAAGTTTAGACGAAGTTTAAAATCTAGTAGTATTACTACTAAATCTAGAAAACAAGCTACGGGTTCTGATGATGATCCAATTTGGTTCTCAGCTGCACGACAACTGCGTATATCATAATAATTAATTATATAAATAAAAAAATTAAATTACTAGTATTTTATGGATAATAATATTCTTAATAACCTCCAATTATACAAAGGTAAATGGTTTTCTGATTTGATCGACACTAATAAGATTAGTCTCGCTTCTCAGCAAAGACCTTATGAGGTATCTACTATCCTGTCATACGTATTTGGTACTAAAGATAATGGTTACAGTACTTCTCTTGATATGTTGACAGGTGGTCTTGGAAATGTAATGACTATTGATCAGCCTTCATTTGAATGGGGTGTTATGATTGACCAAGATAGAGCTGTTACAATTCGTGACGCTAAATGGAATGGCGCTGCAATTAGTGAAAATTCTACTCCGGGTTTGGGCAATACTCCTATTACTTTGTGGTTGGAAGATGCATGGTTTGGTCCTGGTGCTACTATCGAATTTGATGACAAGAGTCAAGCACGTATTCAGGATGCTCCGTATCAAGATGGTAATCTGTATGTTTATACAGTATTTGTATCTAACGGTAGCCCTGCTTCTTATATTGATCCTGCTGTTTTATCTTCTGGTTGCCAAGTAAACCGTTTGGCTTCTGCTTATGAAGAATACAGTGAAGAGGCTGATATCCTGAACTACAACACTCATTTCAAAATGCGTAATTATTTGACTACAGTACGTTTGTCTTATGATATTACAGGTTCTGCTTTCTCTACAGTTATGGCAGTAGCTTTGAAAGATCCTAAAACTGGCAAAACTTCTTACTTGTGGTCTACATTCCAGGAATGGGTTGCAATGCGCGAATGGTACAAACGTCTTGAAAGAGCTTTGGTATACAATCAGAATAATGTAAATAAAGATGGTTCTTGTAACCTGAAAGGTAAGAACGGTCGTCCTGCATTTATTGGTGCTGGTTTGTTGGAACAGATTGCTCCGTCTAACAGACGTTACTACACTCGTTTGACAGCTGAACTGTTGGAAGACTTCTTGTTTGATCTGTCTTACAATGTATTAGGTACTAATGAACGTAAGTTCGTTGCCTTGACTGGTGAAATGGGTATGCGTGAATTTGATCGTGTACTTAAAGAAAAGATGGCTAACATGAACTTGATTGACACAGTATTCGTAACTGGTTCTGGTGATAATTTGAAGTTCGGTGGTCAGTTTAAGACTTACGCAATGTCTAATGGTATTGAATTGACTTTGAAGTATTTCCCGTTGTATGACAATACTACTTATAATCGTCAGTTGCATCCTGTTACTTTGAAACCGTTGGAATCTTACCGTATGACATTCTTGGATTTGGGTCGTCGTGATGGTGAAGCTAACATTGTTAAAGTAGTTCGTAAAGATCGTGAATTCGTTAACTGGTGTACAGCTGGTTCTGTAACTCCTGCTGGTTACGCTCACTCTAACACAGAAGTTCGTTCTAACGCTAAGGATGGTTACTCAGTACACTTCTTGGGTGAGGTTGGGTTAATGTTGAAAGATCCCCGCGCATGTGGCGAGCTCATTATGATGGCGGAATAATTTTAAAAATTTTACAGCTTGTGGCAACCTTTTAAAATACTTTACGTTATATGTATATAACATTTAAATAAAGTAAAGTATGAAAGCCACGATTTATAAAATTACAAATACAAAAAATAACATGATTTACGTAGGTCAGACTAAACAGACCTTAAATAAACGTTTTTCTGACCACGTGAATCACGCTTTTAATAGCAAAAGACCAAATGATATAGGATGCAAATTATATCAAGCTATGCGTGAAAATGGTATAACTTGCTTTATAATAGAAGCTATTGAAGAGTTAGATGATACTAGATATAAAATAGATCAACGCGAAATGTACTGGATAGCTACATTAAATTCTACAGATCCTAATATTGGATACAATGTAGATAAAGGTGGACATGTTATATCAGATAAATGCCGTAAGGCTAGAATATCACAGCTTATAGGTTCAAAACTAGAAGGCAGAATGTTAGATATTGTCAGAGAAAACGGAATGAAAATAGCTAAAGCCGTGTGTCAATATGATATAAATACTGGAGAATTAATAGGTGAATATCCTAGTATTATTGGAGCAAGTAGAGCTACAGGATGTGATAGACGTACTATTCAGAGACAGTTAAGTGGAGAATCTAATATTGGTACAGCTCATTCTATTAGTAACCTAAAATACATTTGGAAATACAAAGAATAACTTGAACACTCTAATTTTATAATTATGGAAGTAATCGTTAGAATAACTAAATAGAACCCGTGGACTGGATTAGTAAAATGGTCCAACTGCTTTGATTACTTGAGTTCATATTGGACAAGATCTGGTAGCCGTTACACAGGTCTAACTCAAGATAAAGCTAGAGAACTAGAACAGAAAATGGGTAAAGCTGAAGGAGAATTAGATCCTGATAGCACATTTTGGGATACATTTGCAATTAAGATTGGTAAGAAAGAATTAGTAATTAATACTGATAGACCTGAAGGAGAATTGCAATATTTATTCCTATTAGGACATAAGAGAGTAGCAAATGGCATTGATAAAGTAACTCCATCTACTGATTATGTACTTATAAATAAAGAAGCTGAAGCAGAACAAATTAATAAAGCTAACAAAGTTAAACGTGATGCTTATAGAGCATTGGATAAGATGAGTCTTGAAGATATGCGCAAATGTCTTAGACTATTTGGAGTTAAAGCTGACACTATGTCTAATGAATTGGTTGAAGCTAGACTTGGTGAAAACGTAGAAGCTGATCCAGCAAGATTTATTAGAATTTGGGTAGATAATCCTAATAAAGAAATTAACTTTGTAATTGAAGAAGCTTTAAGTAAAAATATTATTCGTAAGAACAGAGCATCATATTACTTTGGTACTGATCTTATTGGTAACGGTCTTGAAGATGTAATTGCATATTTGAAAGACAAAAAGAATCAAGATATTTACTTAAGTATTATGTCTGAAATAAAATCTAAATAATGACTAGAGAACAATTTCACTCATATTTTAAAGTAGCAATGGACAAAAACTCTCAAAGCGTAGCCTTTGGGGGTTGTCCTGCTTTCTTACCAGAAGAAATAGATTACTGGTTAGATCAAGGTTTATACCAAGAAATCAGTAATAAGTTTACTGGTAATAACTACTTAAAGACTAGCTTTGAAGGATCTGTAAAACGTATTCATGACTTAGAAAAGTTAGTACATACAGATACAAATGTTATTGCTAATACTGAAACAGACTCAAATAGATGTTATGTTACTAATCTATTTAATGGTGACAGAATGTTCTTTGTAGATGCTGTATTAAACTTCAATAACAAAAAAGCTACCATAAAGCTAATAGATCATGCAGACGCTACTAAATTTAAGAAGACTTATAATAATAATCCTTGGATAGAAGATCCAGTAGCTGTGATAGAAGATAATACTCTATATATCTATTATGATTACTTAGCTATGAGTAGTAATAGTTATTCTGTAGATATTACTTATGTTAAGTTCCCTACTAAGATAGAGAACTTACCAGCAGATGGTATGAGTGAAATACCAGAGTATATGCAGTTTGAAGTAATTAATAGAGCTGTAGAACTAGCATTAGAAGATATTGAGTCTAAGAGAATATAGACTAAATCACAGTTGAACCAAATAGATGAATGATTATGACAGACCGTGGATTTCAAATCGAGTTTGAACGTAGGCTATAGTTAATGGATCCTAATTTAGTTATTAAGGATAAGCTATCCTCAGACACTATTATATCATTCATTAATGAGGCGATTGATAAATTTTATAAAACAAGATACTCAGGTATTAACTTTAAAGCTCAAGGATTTGAATAGACAGAAAAACGTATAGATGATTTGCGTACTTTAATTAAAAATAAGAAATATACTGCAAATTCAATTAACAAAGGTGATCGCAATTCTTATTCTGTAGAGTTACCAGAAGACTATGTGTTATTACTTGGAGATACAGCTGGCATACAACCAAGTAATTTAAACGAATGCTGGGAAGTTAATGAAAGAGGAGAATATATAACAAAATATACTGACACTCTAGAGTCTACAATAGAAACATTAGATAGACAATTAAGTAATTCACTATCTGAACACAAATTAAAATATTGTCAAGCTAGACCTTTAAAGTTAATTCAAGATAATAATGTAATATTATACACAGACGGTAAATATAAAGTAAGTGAATATGAGATTAGATACTTAGCTAAGCCATCTAAAATTAATTCAAGTAATATTACTAATACCGAATATACAGATTTGCCAGAACATACACATATGGAAATTGTGAAAATGGCAATCTAGATTTATCTTGCTACTAAACCAATGTAGCACTATAATGCTTATTCCAACGAAATTGCTTCAATGGAATAACAAATAAATTAATGCGTTTGTCTGACCTGGAAATCTGAAATAAGGAAAGTAGAAGGACAAACTAGACTAGCGCTAAGTCTAACAATTAATTATTTTTATATAAACTATGATTACACGCGTTGATACCGTATTAATCGGAAAGAAATGCCCTACAGCCTATACTACTGTAGATGCTTTGGCTAAAGGGGACGTTGCTTTATTTGACTAGAATAAAGCGCTAATTACAACTGCTGCTAATGCAGTAAATGCATCTACTGTTTATGTAGGTGTAGCTGGGGATAATATGACAATTACTCTGCCCAACGGTACTACTGCAACAAAGAGAATGGTAGAATACTCTAACGCCATTCAAAAAGCTTCTAAACCTTCGTATGTACAAGGTGATTATGTTGCACCAGTTCAAGAGAAAATCGAAATTGATTTAACTAGTGCTACTGTTGTTATCGGTCACAGATATGTTTTACGCATTGTTTATAAAGACTTATATGAAGCTCCAGGACAGTTTACTCATACTTATGAAGTAATTGCTTCAACTGAGACTGCTGATGATTTAGGAAATGCACTTTTAGCTAAAATTAACAAACACGCTAATCGTAGAGTAAGTGCTACATTTGCAAGTCATAAGCTAACTTTAACTGCAATGGAAAAAGATGACAATGAAGGAGTCAATTCTTTGAATGAATACTCTGTAGTTTCTATGGAAGCTTCTCTGTACGTTACTATTCCTGGTGCATTATTGTCTAATGTTCCTGAAGCAGTTCCTGGCGCAACTATTACTAAGACTGCTGGTAAACCTGGTAAAGGTTACTGGAAACAGGTACGTGATATGGAAGTACGTATGTTGGGTTATAAGGGGCATGTATTCACAGATGCGTATCCTGCAATTGAACCAAAATGCAATGTTGAAGAAGGTTCCACATACGATTACTTTACTATTGAAAATGATAATCTGTATTTGAGTCCTGATAATCAGTATATTAAGACTACTCCGTTGACTACAGAAGTATATATTGAACACAATACTACTAATAAAACTTCTGTATTCGCTAAGGCTCTTGAGGCATTTATTACAGGTGAAGCAGAATAATACACGGTTTCTTTATTTAAACCCAGGCGAGGTTGAGGTTTATCCTCGGCTTCGCCTTTTTAATTTTATAGATATGAAAATAATTAATGCAAAGATAGAAAATAACCTTCTAACTATTAAATTAGATTCGGTAGCTGGAGTTACTAAAGTATACTTAGATAGTGTACTGTCAAGAACTTATCATTCTGATAGTGATGAAGATCACGAAATAGTTATTGATAGACCTCAAACAGACAGTAATAATATAAATATCAACATAGAAGAATATGACGCTACTTCATTTATAGTAACAGTAGTAGGGAGCGAAACAGCTCACGCTATAGCATATGATGAAAAGAATCTATACTATCAAAAAGTAAACACATTAGTTAATTTTTGTTACACTTGCTTAGACAAGCATCAAAAAGAAAAAATATTAATGCTATAGTTTAAATCTCAACTGTTAGACTACGCTAAAGTTAATAATCTTACAGAAGACGCTATATAGTATTATATAGATATATGTCGTTTATTAGATATACCTAACGAACACACATGTTGTAAGTATAATAGAATATTTAATTGCCGTAGACCGTGTAAAACTTGTAGGTCTTGTTATAATGGTTGTTGTTAGTTATGATAGAAAATAATTATAGAATAGGTAAACATTTGAACAATATGACTAAATATAATATAGATTTTGATCGCATATAGATATTAAATTTAGTGTGTTCAAATTACGTAGAAGATATACTAAAACAAGGAGATACGTTTAGTATATCAGAAGAAGAGAAACACAAATTATTAGTACTAATAGATAAACTATTAAAATAATGGCATAGTATGCAACAACAGATGACCTTAGGGAATTAACTAGTTTAGTACGAAGCTTATAGGGTGATGTAACCACATTAAACAACAATGTTGGTGAACTTGATACATTAGTAGAAAGAATTAATCACTTATCTACTTTAAAAGATGTTACCATTACTTATATTACAGAAGGAGACTTAATATAGTATAGTAGTGATGGTACATGGCATAATGTATCTCCAGCTGTATTGGCAGATTATATTAGTGGCGAAGGTGGTATTATCGACACTGCTGTAGTTAAAGCATTAATAGCATCAGAAGGCGGTAAGTTATTCTTAAGTAAACTATACGATGATACAGCATTGGGTGTTATTACATTTAAGAATAGTGTAATAGCTGATAGTATGATATATGCTAAAAAAGGAATTACTATTGGTAATTATATATCAGGACTACTTGGAGATGGAGCTATAATTGATGAACACGGTAATATAGAAGCCGGAAGCTTAACTCTTAGAGAATTCTTATCTGTACCAGAGTTACGTTTTAACAGAGTAGATGTAGTAAGTGGTGAATTGTGGAATTCCATTGCTTTTGGTACAATTGAATCAGTAGATACTAAAAACTAGATAGCCACACTTAAACTAGAAGAAGGAGAATACAGTGGGCTACACGTTAATGATATATGTAGAGGTATATGGCATAATATTAGTGGAGTAAATGAAACTACTCCAGGTACAGACGAATGTGGGTTTGAAAAAATGTAGGGATTTAGTACTGCTTATTTTACTCCTATTGAAATTCTTGATGAAAGAGGTAAACAATTTAGATATTCATTAAAGCCTAATACCACTCAACATCCTACTGCTAATATGAAATTTGCAGTATATGGTAATTTCTTAGATGAAACTAGACAATCTAGTGCTTACTCTACAAGAGATTATAAGAGGTTCTTAAAAGATGTTAGTACTTGGGCAATAGATTGGACTAATATAGCATCACAATTTGGTAAAATAGAAGGGTTGACTATTCCTGGAGCTCCAGATGATGGAGTACTACATGGAGATGGTGCTTACTTAACTAATGTCTACATGACAGGTGCTATGATTTAGTTTACTCCAGAACAAGAAGATAGTCTCAAAGGATAGGATGCTTACTCGGTAAATCTTACTAAAGACAACCTATCTGTTATTGTGGATAATGAATTAAACATATTAGATAAGTATAGCTAGCTAGATAATTTAACATTTGGAGTACAAGCTTTTAAAGGTACTACAGAATTATCATATTCAGATGTATATGCTGAAGGATCTTACTTCTTAACTTGGGAAGCAACAGGTCTTAAGTGTACGATGGCTAATGGTATATTCACAATTACAGATATTTTATCTGTTACTAATAGTCCTCATATAGACTTGTTAATTAACTGTGAAGGTAATGCTACATTTAAAAAGACAGTAGTATTATAGTTCCATTTACAACCTAATTCATTATGGACTACATATAACGATAACGATGCTATACCTGATAGACCTACTGGTGATGGTACTACCAACGGTTGGCATAGAAATTATACAGCATCTGCAATATGGATGTCTACTAAAAGCTCTATCGAAGTAGATGATCCTAATGTAGAATGGGGAGATCCTAATAGATTCCGTGGTGCTTCAGTAGCTGGTAAAGATGGTGAGTATACTAGATTTGCATATACTGAATCAAGCGTACCACCACCTACTCCTATAGGTGATACTGTTCCACCTAAAGACCCAAACAATAAATACGCTTGGACTATGGACCCACCGCAAGGAGATCCAGAAAAAGGTATTTGGGTATGGCAGTCTATACAAACTGTTTATTCAGATAAGTCTACTTCTGGTTGGTCAGAACCTTTCCGTTTAACAGGAGCTGATGGTAAAGATGGTAACGATGGTAATGATATAGAGTTTGTATATAAGATTACACAAAATAATTCTGCACCTACTTTACCAGCTAATAGTAATAGAGATGATTATACAGAACCAAACAATGGTTGGTATGATAATCCACAAGGTGTTAGCGAAACTTGGCAATACGAATGGGTAGCTCAACGTACTAAACCAGCGGCTAAAGCAGGTACTGGTAATTGGGGTAATTGGCAAGGTCCAACATTGTGGTCTAAATGGGGTGAAAAGGGTATGGATGGAGACGGTTATGAATATATTTACTATCGTACTCAAGCTGAAAATATTGCACCTGACACCCCTGTAGCTGCTAATAATACAGATGATGAAGCACGTCCTTAGGCGTTTATTAATGGTGTAGCACAAACTACTACTTCTCCTGGAGGAATGTATTGGACTGATGATCCCCAAGGAGTCAGAGAAAACTTGATGTTTGAATGGGTAAGCGTACGTAAAAAAACAGATGGTGTATGGTCAGCATTTCAAAAACCAGCTATATGGGCTAAATGGGGTGAAACTGGTTTAAGTGGTGGTAATTATCAATATAGATATAAAATATCAGCTACTACTCCAAGTATACCTACGGATTCAGCTGCATCTGGGTGGTCTGAAGATTCTGAAATGGTTCCACCAGAAGGTCAATATGTATGGCAAATTCATAGATTTAAAAATGCAGATGGTTCATTAACAGCTTGGACAGGTCTTATTAGACTTACTGGAGCAGATGGTAAAGATGGTGAAGACGGTAATAGTATAGAATTCTTATACGCACGTAATAATGATAAAGACAATTATCCTCAAAAACCAAATTCTAATCAAACTACAGACTGGACAGGTACTGGACCAGATGGTACACAGTGGTTTGATAATCCATAGGGAGTAGACGATTCACATAGATATGAATATGTAACTCAAAGATATAAAGATAAGAGTACTTAGAAATGGGGAGATTATTCACAACCAGGCTTATGGTCTGTATTTGCAGATAAAGGTAAAGATGGGGATGGATACGAATACATATTCGCTAGGTTCTCTAGTTATGATCAAGCAGCTCTATGTAGTAGAAATGAGCAATATTATCCAGCTTCTCCTACTTATGGATCACAATATTTAAATGGTGGTTATTAGCAAGATGATTATATACCTACTAAGACTTGTAAAGGTGCTACTTTCACTTATACCGATAATGGAGTAAGCGTAACAGAAAGCATACCATATCAAGTATGTTGGACACGTAAGAAAGAAAATGGTAAATGGGGAGATTGGAAAGATGGATTTATTTGGACTAAGTGGGGTAAAGACGGTCAAGATGGACAAGATGGACAAGATGGAGATAAAGGGGATCCGGGTGATAAGGGAGACCCAGGAACACCAGGTACTGATGCTACTACTTATATAATTACTCCTGGAGCAGCAACTATACGTCTTACTAGAACTTCTTCTTATGAGCCTAGCAGTATGACATTTAGAGCATACAAGAAAACGGGAACAGGTAATCTGTCTTCTGTATCTGGTTACTGGGAAATATATGGTAGTAATAGTCACGCTCCAACAACCTCTTCAGAAGGTACTGAAGTTGGTAGTGGTTGGTCTGGTGTTTCCAATATTACATTTAATATATCTAGTTCTACTAAATATAACTATTATACTGTAGCATTTAATCCTACTCAGTATCCTATTTATAATGGAAATCCTGTAGCAGCATCAGCAACTATTACAGTTGTAGTTGATGGTTAGGATGGACAAGATGGATCAGCTGCTAATACTCAATATACAGATATTAGATTTAGAGGAGTTTGGAATTCATCTACTAGATATTACTACGCTACGGCATCATCAATAGGTCTAAGTAATTATGAAAATCCTAGTAATGCATATGTTAGGGATTAGGTAATTTATAAAGGTGGTGTATATCTAGTTAAGACAGTTAATTCTGGCGGAGTATACGGTCAAACTCCTAGTTCTAGTTCATCATATTGGGAATTAGTGTCTAGTGTTAGTGCCATGGCAATTAATACATTGTTGGCAGATAATGCTGTATTAGGTGCATTTCATTTCTCTAATAATGTATTTTGGTCAGGTGATGGAGGTAGTTCATCTAGTGCAGCTAAACTGTACATGAACAGTAGTACTGGTGAATTTAGAGCATCTAATGGTACGTTTACTGGTACAGTTACTGCTACATCTGGTACGTTCACTAATGGTGTATTCACTAACTGTACTACTACAAATCTCACTATTAATAGTGGTACATTAAAAATGAGCAGTTCTATTACTAGCAGTTTAGGTACTCCAAGTTAGGCATATTATATTACTACTACTACTAATATTACAGGTTCTGGTTTTTCTATATTATCTGCTACTAGTTCTAATGACTTAATTCGTGCAACATTTGGTTCAAAAGTAGTATCTGTATATAATAGTAGCTGTAGTAGTATTAGTGCATTAGCAGCTATAGCTATAGATGGTTACTATGTTTCTGGTAGAAATACTGTTACTGTGCCGTTGTACATATCTGCGGCATCAGTATCTGATGCCGCAATCTTTGTAGACAACGGTGCTTTCTATGGTTGGAACTTACCAGTTTTGAATATTTCAGCATTAATTAATGGTGTAACATTTTCATGTGTATGTAATGTAACTTCATCTGGGTATACCTTGGTTTTAAACCAAGGTAAAGTAGGAACAATGGTATTTATGAGTGTATCTAATAGATATACATATACTGTTAGACGAGATTCATGTGCATGGATATCATCCACTGGTGCATATCAATCAGCTGGTACTAGTTCTACTACATATAATGATGATGCTAGAATATTTGTACGTGTTGCTTATAACACTTGGTAGGAATATTACGTTGGTTAATAAAAAATTAAATAAAGAAACTATGAAAATAAATTTTAAACAACTCAAAGTATATGTTGATATAAATAAAACTGTTGAACAGTATATTGATGTAGCTAAAGATTTAGCTGAAGGTTTATACAAAACATCAGCTGGAATAGCAGGTCACTCGTTAGCATTAAAAATATATAATTCTACTGGAGAAGAAGACTATAGTGAATTAGAAGTAGATTTAATTACTAAGTATGCTAATCAATATGCTACTCCTTTCTTTATAGATGCTTTAAGTAATATTAAAAATGAATAGTCAATTACACAATCAGATCAAACAGTTGAGTGATAGAGAACTACTAGAGGGCATCTATTAGATGCTCCTAGTAGTAATGTAGGAACAATTAATCAGTGATAGCAAATAGTTAGGTATAAATGTTATAGCTGATTTATTAGTAGATAATATGTACAGAAATAGAGAAAGAAATGAAAATAATAACAATGCACCACATATTAGGCAATAAAGTATTAGAATACGATGTTGATGATAGAGGAGTAATCGTAGATGAGAGAGAATATGATACTGCTACTTATAAGAAGGACACACTAGTTAATGAGACTAGTAGTATAATTGTTGAAACCTCTATTTAATTTATACCAAATATTATATGGATAGAAATGAATTAATAAAAGAAGTAAGTAAGTACTTTAAAATATAGGAATTAGTGTGTCCTCACTGTTATTCTAAATTTGGTGAATCTTCGTGGTAGTTTATAAGTACTGAATTACTTAGTACTTTGTACGTATTACGTACTAAAATATTCAACAAACCTATTACCATTAATACTTGGAAATCAGGTGGACAATTCTCATAGAGAGGATTACGTTGTAATATGTGTCAATTAGTAAAGAATAAAAATAGCATTTACTTATCTGCACACTATTTAGGTAAAGCAATAGACTTTAATGTAAAGGATTTAGATAGTAATGCAGTGAATAACATAGTAAGATAGAATGCTGAATTATTTGAATACCCTATTAGATTAGAAGCTAATACCAATGGATGGTCACACATCGACGTATACCAGCCAAAAGACTCTTCTAAGAAGCTTTTAGAGTTTAATGGATGAGTTGTTCATTTAATAAAGAAAATGGCTTAAAACGCCTTAAAATGCGTTATAGTAATATGAATAAAGAAACAATATTTTATAGTATTATGTATTAGGATAGTTCGGCTATCAGCATCATACCAGAACTAGCTAATGCGTATAATATGACTCCTCATCGTATAACTAAAGAGGGTGAAGTAATTAATATACCTATTAACAGAACATTAGGTAGATTATCTTTTGTTGGTGGTCAAGATTGGATACATCCTATAGTAAATACAGATAATATTAGTATAGTATTTGATGCTAATAATACTGGTGCAGTAAGAGTGGCTAGACCAGTAATACAATATTGTGATCCAAATGGATGTAAAAATTTAGTGCAATTTGCATTACATTAGAATTAATAATTAAAATATACGTATATGACAAGAATAACAAGAAGCTATATAGCTCCAAATCCTAAAGAATTTGATTACTGGGTTGACTTAACAGCAGATCCAAAAGGTAATGTAATTAAATATTACGCCGGAGGTAGTAAATGGTTACCTTTAAACGATGATACAGATAATGATCAGAGTGCTAGAATTGCTGCACTTGAATCAGGTAAAGTAGATAAGGTGGAAGGAAAAGAACTATCTAGTAATGACTTTACTGATGCATATAAAACTAAACTGGATGGTATTGCTGCACAAGCAAATAAATATGTTTTACCAACAGCTACAGCTGAAATTATTGGTGGAGTAAAGGTAGGAGCAAATATTTCTTATAGTAATGGTACAATTAGTCTTAGTAAAGCTAATGTGACTAGTGCATTAGGATATACACCTCCTACAGCAGATACTAAAGTGACTATAAATAACACTTTAACAAGTAATAGTACTACAGAAGCTTTAGCTGCTGCTCAAGGCAAAGCTTTAAAAGATTTAATTGACGCATTAACTACAAGAGTTGCTGCATTAGAAACTCCAGCAGCTTAATATAACAAATACATATGGTAACGAATAGGATAATATTTTTTGCAACGTCTGTTCAACCTAATCCAGAAGAAATAGACTATTGGGTTGACTTATCTGATAATCCTTATGGTGGTAGCATTAAATATTTCAATGGAACCGAATGGGTAAGGCTAGCTGCCTCCGGTGGTACACCTGACCTTAACAACTACTATACTAAAACATAGATAAATAATCTACTTAATAATAAAGCAGATGTTGGAGATGTAGATAGTAAAGTAGATGATGAAGAAGTAAAAGATGTAATAAAGGATATACAATTTAATACTTCTAATCCTAATGGCATTACTATGGTAATGTTTAAGTATGATGGAAGTAATAAAACTGTTTCAATACCAGTAGCCTCTACAAGTTCTGCTGGTATCATTACATCTAAAGATTTCTTAGACTTTGTTAAGCAGCATCAGTTATAGGAACTTCATACTGAGATGATTGATACCTTTGCTGATATACGTGCAAAGTATTAGAAGAAACTCATTGCAGGTTTAAACATTGAAATTGATCAAGAAACTAATGTTATTAGTGCATCTGGTGATCTAGCTGTACAATGGGATAATATTACTAACAAACCAGATTTTAAACCAGTAGCTACATCTGGTGATTATAATGACTTAATTAATAAGTTAAAACCAGGTAAAGATGTTAGTATTAGTGAAGATAATGTAATTGGTATTGCTATTGATTCAGATTCATTAAATCAGTCTTTATCTACTTTACAAAGTAATATAGATAAAGAAGCTGCTACTGCTCGTGCTGCTGAAACTAAATTAGGTAATGATATAGCTACTGAGAAGAATAGAGCTCAATCTGCTGAATAGACTATTAGTACTAATTTACAGAATGAAATTAATAGATCTACTCAAGTAGATACTCAACATACTAATGCTATAAACAAAGAAGTACAAGATAGAAAAGAAGCTATTGCTACAGAAGTTAGTGATAGAAATGCAGCTATCTTAGTAGAAACTAATAGAGCTAAAGCTAAAGAAGAAGAGTTAGACAATAAGATTACCGATCATACTACTGCTATTGAAGGTAGTATTCAAGAAGTAGCTGATAACTTAGCTCAAGAGATACTTGATAGAACTCAAGCTGATACTACTATTAATAACAATGTGTCTTCACTTACTAATAGAGTAAAAGTGAATGAAGATAAACTTACTATTATTAATGGTAATGAATCTACTACTGGTTCTATAGCTAATGCTATTAAACAAGCTAAGTCATACACTGATACTACTGTAACGGCTGAATAGACTAGAGCGTAGGGAGCAGAGCAGAAGTTAACTAGTGATTTATCTAGTGAAATAGCTAGAGCAACTGCTGCGGAATCAGCAAATGCTACAGCTATATAGAATGAAATTAATCGTGCTACAGGTGTAGAATCTACTTTATCCGCAGATGTAAAACTTATTTCTGAAACCAAAGTAGACAAAGTAATTGGTAAACAATTATCTACTGAAGATTATACAACCGAAGAAAAAACTAAATTATCTAGTATAGATGATAATGCTAATAACTACACATTACCTGCTGCTACAACTACTACACTTGGTGGTATAATAGTAGGAGATAGATTATCTATTGATAGTACAGGTAAATTAGTAGCTACTTATACTTATACTTTACCAACAGCATCTAGTAGTGTATTAGGTGGAGTTAAAACTGGTAGTAATATTACTAATACTGATGGTACTATTAGTTTAACTAAAGCTAATGTAACTAGTGCATTAGGTGTAGATCCTACTACTACTTATGTAAAGAAAGCTGGTGATACTATGACTGGCATATTAAATATTAAAAATTCAGAAGGAGTTCAATTAGCATTATTCGGTACTGCATCTGATAGTGGAGCATATATGCGTTTTTATACAGCTGGTTAGACAGCTGATACGTGGTATTTTGGAACTAATGTCGCTAATAAATTAGTTTTTGGTTTTAATTCTACTAATAAAGCAGTACTTGGAGATGGACAATTAGAGTTATATACTAGTTCTAATTTAGCTCCTATCAAAACTGTTTCTACTACTCTATGTACTAATCTGAATGCAGATATGATAGATGGTTACGATGTAGCTGAAGGCAATAAAACAGGTATTTATTATACTAAGTTTTATGGAGTAGGTGCTAATAACACAGATTGGCTGAGATTAGCTACTTTACCACTAGTATCACAAAGTACTACTTCTGCTAAATATGTTATTTTTGAAATAGTAGGAGGTGGAAATTTTGGTTCTAATCAATACAATTATTCTACACTAGTAGCTAGTACTAGAAATAAAGAATATGTTAAATTAGTTAAGTAGCAAAGTAATACGTAGCTTAGTGGAGATGCAGTAATAGCTGGATATGTAGTCACTTCTACAAATGTAGAAATTTGGTTAGGTTTTACTGGAATATATAGATCGTCTATTTCTATTACTTGTAAGAATAAACAATTAGCTAACGATGTATTAACTAGTAGTTTTGTTACTACTAAACCAGATAATTTTGTGTTAGGAGAAATTGTTACATTAGATGCTCCAGACTGGTACGGTGTATCTTGGTCAGAAACATCATCTAACCCAGATTGTACTCGTATTGGTAATATGGATATGCATAGAACACTGCCTATATAGAGTATGATGAAAGGATATATTTATTTCAAAGATGAAAATCCTTTATATAGGATGTTAAAGCTAAATGATAGTTGGACTAAATGTGAAAATTATTCTGCTGGAGGATGGAGAGATGTAGATACTTTGCTAGAAGATAATAACATAAATGTAATGATTAAAATACCTGAATTTTGGTGGATAGATGATTATATAGAATCTACTGAAACACATAATTTAAAAATATGTCCACATGCCAAACCAGGATGGCATCACCATAAAGAAGCTTATGTGTCTGCATATGAAGGTTATATTGATGGAAATTATTATAGATCTTCTAAAAATAAAATACCTAGTGTTAATTTCACAAGATCTACTGTAAGACCAAAAGCAAGAGCTAATGGTTTAGGAAATTCATGGAATATATATACATATAATGAACATAGAGCCATATGTCATTTATTCTTAATAGAATATGCTACCAGAAATAGTCAAAAAGCAGTTAATACTGCATTAACAGTTGAAGGATTTAGACAAGGTGGATTAGGTTCTGGTTGTACTACAGGTACGGTAACTATCAACGGAGCTACAACTTACTCGTTTATTCCTACTGGAAGTTCTGATAGTTTAGGTAGTGGTTCTGGTGAAGTTACAGTAACTATACAATAGACAGATTCATCTGGCTCTAATACTACAACTACTACAAGAAAGTGTAATAGATATAGAGGAATAGAGAATCCATTTGGGCATGTGTGGAAACACACTGACGATGTTATTAGTGTATATATTTCTGGTTACGGCGCTAGATTTTGGTATAAGTGCGATTCTCCAGATCATTTCGGTGATTCTATCTCGAATGATAATCCGTACTATAAAAATATAGCAGCAAATGCTGTAGTTACTGGATACAAAACAAAAATAGTAACTACGTCTACGTGTGACTTTTTCGCTTTATCTTGCAACAATGGTTCAGAAACAACATACTGGTGTGACTATAATTGGGATAATACGGATGGTTCATTACATTGTTTGTTAATAGGTGGTAGCTCTGCCCATGGCGGCCAGGCGGGTCTATTCTATCTTGCTTCCAATAATGGGGTTGGTTCTTCCGATGCTCATGTCGGTTCTCGATTAACATATCTCCCGTGGGCGGAGTAATGACTTAATTATGCAATACGGTATAGTTAAGTAATACCCACAGGTTGCTTCTCTAGAATTAGAACGAGTATGCATTATTAGTTTTAAGTAAAAAAGTAGTAACTCTGACAATAGCAGCAAAGCAGGTCTATTCAATCTTAATTCCAATAATGAGGTTAGTAATTCCAATGCTAATATCAGTTCAATGAAATTGCGTATCATAATATTTTCAGTTTATCATATAATAGCCAACTACTGAGAAGGACCTTACCACTTGGTAAAAAATATAAATAATTTATTAAGGGTTAGTAGTGAAATATCGAAAGCTCTTTGTAATTTCAGACTATGAAGAAATTTAAGAATTTATATTAGAAGATAACAGATTTAGATAATATAAAGCTAGCTCATCATAATGCTAGAAAGAATAAAACTCATAGAAACGATGTAAAGAAAGTAGATGCAGACATAGAAGGATTTTGTAAGTAGATACAATATATGTTAGTAAATCATACTTATAAAACTTCTGAGTATTTTACTTTTAAGTTATATGAACCTAGAGAAAGAATAATATTCAAACTACCTTACTTTCCAGATCGTATAGTACATCACGCTATTATGAATGTGATGGAACCTTTGTGGATTAATTAGATGATACCTTAGACTTACAGTTGTATTAAGAAAAGGGGAATTCATAAAGTACTTAAGTAGATACAGCATGATCTGAAAGATAGAGAGAATACTAAATACTGTCTTAAGATAGATATTAGAAAGTTTTATCCTTCAGTAGATCATGATATATTAAAACAAATAATTAGAATAAAAGTTGCAGATAGAGAACTGTTATAGTTACTAGATGAAATAATAGATTCTTCAGAAGGAGTACCTATTGGTAATTACTTATCTTAGTTCTTTGCTAATCTGTATCTATCTTACTTTGATCACTGGGTTAAAGAAGATAAAAACATAAAGTATTATTATAGATATGCAGATGATATAGTAATACTTTATAAAGATAAAGAGTCTTTGCAGACATTACTTAGAGATATCAAGTAGTATCTAAAAGATAATTTAAAACTGTAGTTAAAGAATAACTATTAGGTATTCCCAGTAGAAAGTAGAAGTATAGATTTTGTTGGATATAAAATATATCATAATTTTACTTTAGTTAGAAAAGCATTGAAGAAAAGATACTGTAAGAAGAATGCTAAACTGAATAAAAGAAGTACTAACTATAAATATTATAAAAGAAAAATGGCTAGCTATATAGGATGGTTTAAACATGCTAACTGTTATTCTTTACTTAATAAAACTATTAAACATAAAGAGCTATTAGATTACCTGGATATACGTAAGGGAAATAGAACATACGAATAATGAGTACGTTATAGTTATATAATTGCAGAGACTTTAACATATGCTAGCAGTAATAAATATTGACTAGCATTTTTTTTATTTCAGATAAAAATTATTTTAAGTTGTGTTGAGTAGAAGTTTATATATAATGAATCTTGCAAGACGTATATTTGCTAATGGATATCAATCTATAGTAGGTTGGTTAACAGGTATGGCAACTATACTAGCACCAGCTGCACCATTAATAGGTGTATCATTTCTATTCATAATATTAGACTTGATCTATGGATATAAAGTATGTAGACAAGTAACTCACAAGAATTATTTTGAATCTGGCAAGTTTTGGTCTACTATTGAGAAACTAGGATTTGCAGCTATAATGATAGCTGGATTTACTTTATTAGATAAGTTTATATTTATGACATATGCCGATCTGGTGTTAGCTAAAGTTGCAGCAGGAGCAGTATGTTTTGCAGAAATAATATCATTATTAGAATCTAGGAAAGCATTAAAACCTAATTCATTAGTTACAAGACTCTTCACAAAGATTATAAAGTCGAAAGCAGAAAAATATTTAGATGTAGATATAACAGACATCTTAGAAGAACAAAATACTATTACAAATGATACCAATACTGATAAGTCTAGCAAAAAGATTAACAAGTAACATTATCGGTTGGTTTAAAAGAAATTACAAAGCAATGGCAGTGATTATCATTACGATTCTCGCTGCCATTTGTTTTTATTAGAATAACTAGCTAGATAAGAAGAATAAAGAAATAGATAGAGTAACTAATAACTATCTTTACTATGAATAGCTAGCAACATAGTAGAAGAATGATAATAGAGTGTTATAGCTTACTCTAGATGAATTTAAAGAAACCAAAGATAGCTTGATACAAGAAGTACATGCTACAGTAAAGAAATTAAAAATCAAAGAGAAGGAGTTGAAATAGGTACAGATATAGGAGTAGAAAGTAGTACATGATACTACTATAGTAGTTAGATCAACTGACTTTAAAGTGGAAATCAAACCAAATAATTTGACATCAATCGTAATAAATAAAAGAGATACGCTCCTAACACATAGTATCGACATTCGCAACACTCAATCCCTATTTATTCATACTAAAAAAGAATATAAGCGTAATTATAAGAATTGGTTCTAGCGACTCCTTCACTTTGATTTTAAGAAACGAACTATTTATAAGTACCAAATTGATAACAGTAACAAGTTAATCAATGTAGAAAATACTAGAATAATAGATTTATCAAAATGAACTTTATAAGTCGAATAATTAAATCAATTAATGCAATGAGAGAAAGACTGAAAATAGAGCGTCATGAGGCTATGTATGGTCCACACTTCAATGAAGAATGTGCACTAAAAGCAGTCTCTAAGATGGAAAACGAAGATGGCTCTCGTGGAGAACATTGGAGTTTAGAAGAAACTACTTCAATCGCTAACCAGTACGGAATCAATCTGAAAGGTGAGAAATACAACAAGTATGATTGGTACGTTGCTCTCAACATGATACGTTCAGACTATTATCGTGCAGTTGTTACTATGACAAGTAGCGATCACATTAAGTACTTTGTAGAACTAGCAAAAGCTTGGTTGAATGACAAAGATATAGAAGAAGGAAAGATGTGGTATTACTATTGCTATATCATGTGTGATAAATTGCGCAAAGAAGCTAAGACGATGTTAATGCTTGAAGACGATGAAGATGAAGAGCATGAGTATCGTTATGCTCGTGGTGGTAGAGGACGTGGAAGAGGTAGAGGAGGAAGAATGACTCGCTACGGTTATGACTATGACGAAGACGATGAATATTTAGATCGTGAACGTGAAGAGGAAAGAATGCATAGATATGAACCTATGTATGAAAGAAGAATATCAAGATATTAATTTAATCAAAATTTATGAGAACTATGTACGAACCTGAAAAAATTTTAGTACAAAACGCTGGTATAGATCCAGGTGTAGCTGCACTTTTGCAGAATGCAAACAAAGGTAATATGGACCCTGCTGCTCTTATGGCTATGATGAACAACGGCGGTTTCGGTGGAAACGGCGGTTGGTGGTGGATTTGGATCATCCTAATCTTCTTCTGCTGGGGCGGTTTTGGAGGTAACGGTTTTGGTAGAGGTAGTGATGATGCTAGTCGTCTTGCTTCTCAGTTGAATACCGATACTAACACAAGTCTGTTAATGCAGGCTATTCAAGGTAACAAAGATGCTATCAGTTCTTTGTCTAATACTTTAAATTGTGATATTAATGCTGTACAGACAGCTTTGAATACTATTAATACTAGCGTAAGTCAGATTGCTTGTGATACTAAATTGGCTAGCTGTGAAGTAATTAATGCTATTACTTCTGGTAATGCTAACTTGGCTTCTCAATTAGCTAACTGCTGCTGCCAGACTCAACGTTCAATTGACTCTGTTAATTTGAACTTGACTCAAATGAATGCAGACAATAGACTGTCTATCTGTCAGCAAACTAATACTTTGTAGAATGCAATTACTAGTGGATTCAATAACTTACTAACAGATAATGCTAACAAATTTAATGTAATTGGCGCTAAGATAGATGCACAGACTCAGATGATCAATGATAAATTCTGTCAGCTGGAAATGCGTGAAATGCAGAATAAGATTGACACATTGCGAGATGAAAAACAAGGATACCAATTATCTGCTCTTACTCAGCAATAGACTCAAAACTTAGTTAATCAGTTGCGTCCTTGTCCAGTACCTGCTTACTTAACTTGTAACCCATTCGGATGTAACGGTGGATTCACTGGTTACGGATACGGATATAACGACGGTTGCGGTTGTGGTTGCTAATAAGAAAGGAGGTAATTATGTTTAATCCTTTCTTTAATCCTTATCGTGTAAGACGTATTGATCAAGGTGGTATACCTACATTAGATACTATATTCTCTAATGTAGATACTACTAACAATACTGTTACTTATGGAATATGTCCATTTCAATGGAGACAATTACCGTGCAGAGGTTTAATATTATTAAATATTAATCATACTGCTACTGGTGCAACAGAAGGATCATTAGTATCTGTAGCTACTTCTGTTAGTTCTAGTTAGGTATCATCTAATCCAACTAGTGTAAATACTAATAGTGGTAAAGCATTACTAAATGGTTCTGGTGATTAGATGCCAACAGAAGAAATTTCAACGGGTAATAAATATCTAATATACTATGATAAACGTACTGGAGTATTTCAGACTGTAAATCATATTGTAGCACCAGCTGCTGCTTAATAAAAACTTAGGGCTACCGTAAAAGGTAGCCCTACTAAAACCAATTCAATTATGTTATTTAGTCAATTAAAAATAGGAGATCACGTGCACGTATTAGAAGTTCTAGGAACTTTTAAAAAGACTACTGTTTATAGTCTTGGTTCTATTACCTAGGTTTCAAATCCTTATGATGAAGCTTTGCCGCAAGGTTAGTTTCCAATACCAGGATAGAACAGACGTAAATTAGTCGATGTATTTATTAGTTGTAATGGAGAATCTAAGAAACTATCAGTACCAGCTGAACGTTCAATAATCAACGATACTTCTATAGGACTTACTGTTGCTACCAACAAAGAAGAAATAGCTAATATGGTTAGATAGAACTACAACGAATTCAAAGCTAAAAAAGAAGCAGCAAGTAAGTACGATGAAGAAATGGAGAAGTGTAAAGATATTCTAGATCAACTAGAAGCGCAAGTAGAAATTCCTACAGTAACTAATACTGTTGATAATAGTAAAGAAATAAATGATTTAAAGAATGATGTAGCTGATATTAGGAAGATGATAGAAGATGCTAAGAAGATGTTTATGGGAGGGTTCCCAAAACCACCAATTCCACCTATGCCTAATGTACCAGCTCCATAGATGAAATAAAAGATATTTAAGGTAGACTAAAAAGTCTACCTTTTTTATTATATGTACTTATAGAAACAGCTATTAAAAAAAAGAATCAATGTATTCCTTTTAGGTGTAACAAATACAAATATTATTATTTTGCGTTTATAAATTGAGTGTATAGGATAAATAGGAGTAGCTACCTATGAATGCTAGCTAACGGCTTCTTATACACTCTTTATTATAAGTTAGCATAAAGTTAGTAAATATGGAAGAGATTTGGAAAGATATACCCGGATATGAAAAATATTATATGGCTAGTACTCTTGGTAGAATTAAGAGTAAGGATAGAGTTATAAAAACTGTTTTAAAAGGTAAAGAAATAAAATACATAAAACGAGGAAGAATAATGACCCCATGTTTAAATAGTGGTAAATATTTAGGTTTACCAATAAATACAGATAAATTAAAAAAGAGCGAAAACGTACACAGATTAATTGCTATAACATTCTTACCTAATCCTAACAATCTACCTTGTGTAAACCACAAAGATGAGAATAAATTAAATAATTGTGTAGATAATTTAGAATGGTGTACTAAATCATATAATCATTCATATGGAACTTGCATCGAACGTACATCTGAAAAACAAAGACTTACTCATTCAAATTGCATAACAATTGTAGGGTATAAAGAAAATGAGATAATAGAATTTCATAGTATATCCTCAGCTAGTAGATATTTTAATGTAAGTCATGCAGCTATATCGAAAGCTATTCGCAGAGGTAATAAATGTAAAGGGTATAATTGGAAATATAAAATATAACGATATGACATTAAATGAACTTTGTGACGATGTATTGTTAGAAGCACGTAATAACAACATAGGAGAATCTGAAAAACTTTCTAGATATTAGATAATGTTGTGGATTAAAACTTATCGAGCTTACTTATTAAAACAGAAGTTAGATAAGGGAGAGCAATTAGACTAGATCTTCTATTAGACTATACGCATGCATTTGGATAAAATAGAAAAAGATCCAGGTCATGTAGAATACCAAGGAGATAAAGAACTACCTACTTTACTTGGTACTAAACTTACTACTTCAGTAATAACAGTAAAAGATGCCTATGGTAATATTATTCAATTAGGTTCTGAAACTAAAATGAAATTCTAGAGATATAGAAAGTATACCTGTAAAGATTATATTGCATATGTTAAAGGTAATAGAATATATGTAGAAGGTGATGCTAACCAACTAGAATATATTGATGTAGAAATAATTGCTGAAGATCCTACTGAAGATAAACTGTGTTATGATCCAGATAAGGATGAATATCCATTACCAGCTTATATGTGGGGTACAGTTAAGTAGTTAATCTTTACTAAAGATTTCTTAACTATGAGATAGCAAGTATCTGATACTACTAACGATAGTAAGGATGATACTTAGAATGTAATGAATTAGAATGTTAATAGAAGTATAAGACGATGAATGAATTAAATAAATCAGCTAATAAAACAGTATCTTATACTATACCTTCATTCTATAATCATTACTTAAGTAGTATAGAACCAGATACAGTATATGATATAGATTATACTACTTATAGAAAGATAGTAACAGACTATTTTTATCACTTAAGAGATTAGTTATTAGAAGAAAGTAAAGAAGTTAAATTACCTTATAGAATGGGTAGTATTCAAATAGTAAAGAAACAGCCTAAACATTTAGATGGTAGAAGTCTTAGAATAGATTATAAAGCTACTAAAGAGTTAGGTAAACTTACTTATTTACTTAACGAACACTCAGGATTCTATAAGTATAGACTTTACTGGAATAAATAGGACATGTTAGTGTCTAACAAAAGTAAGTATTAGATTGTACTTACTAGAGCAAATAAAAGACATCTAGCACAAATAATTAAATAGAATATTCACGATTACGAATAGCAGCCATGATATATAAAATGACAAGTAGTAAAGCCGTGATTGCTAAAGTAATTGCGGACTTAGGTTTAAATGAAACTGAAATACCTATTACAGATATACGTCAATGGATTGGAGAAGCTTTAATGAACATAGGTTCTGTTAATCAACTAGATCATAAAGTAGAAGTAATACCTATCAATGGTTATTAGGCTAAGTTACCATGTGACTTAGAAAGATTAAATAGTGTAGCTTACTCTACATGTGATTGTGGTGGTTGGATACCTATGAAAAAGAGTACTGGTACATTCAGTGTATATGATAAGAAAGATAACTGTGATTGTTGTAATATGATTATACACGATGATATATTAATACCATTAGTAAAGAACCTTCATAATCTTACTAAAGATAAAGACGCATTAGAAATACTTAATAAAGATACTAATACTAGATAGACACTTAGCACATTAATTAATAATTATACAGTTTGTAGCAAAAATGGTAGATTACAGCACACTAGTTTTAATGGTACTAATTTCAGTTATACGCCACAATATGATGTCAAACCAGGATATCTTATCTCAAATGTCCCAGAAGGATATGCGAAAATCTCATACCACGCTATCTATACTGATGAAGATGGTATGCCAATGATGCCAGACGTATAGTCTTACTTTGAAGCTTGCTTTTGGTATTGTGCACAAAAGATTCTTTATATTAAGTATATAAAAGGAGAAGTACACAGATAGTTGTGGATAGATGCTAAGAACTCTTATAACTTCTATAGAAAGCAAGCATATGCTGAATCTTTGATGCCTAATCAAGATGAATTAACTAATATTAAGTATACATGGAATACATTAGTTCCAGAAATGGATGAAGAACGTACTTTCTTTAGTACTACTGGTGATAGACAATAGATTTACAATTAGAATTATAATAGATTATGGAGATAAATAGCCAAGTAAATACATTTCTCGAAGGAATGAATCTAGATTCTGATATTACTATGCTATCTGACAAGTAGTATAGATGGGCATAGAATGTTAGATTGTTAACAGATAATGCCGGAACTACTGGAATTCTATAGAATATAGAAGATATTAGACAATATTTAGGAGGTTTAGAAATCTCTGAAAATATACTAGGTACTGCTGTTAGTAGATGGTATAATACAGATAAAGAAAAAGTAGAAGAATGTGGAATAGTATTTACTAAAGAATTGTATGAACAAAATAGAATTAATAATCTTTGGATAGTAACTGATTTTAATAGTATCAGTCCAACTTGGACTCTAATAGTATCTGCACAATTAAATATTACAGACAACGTATCCATTGTTACTAATTTTGAGTCTAATAATGTTAGTAAAGTATATATATCTGACGGTAATACTTCTATCAAATGCATTAATATATAGAAGAAATATAATACAAGTAAGACTAGTCCAATAACAGATAGTACATACTTTGATCTGTTACCAAGTTCTACTATTGCCCCATTTAAGTTTATTGAATGGACTTCTGGTAATTTGCCAGCAGGTATGGTACAGTATTGTTATTAGCTATTCAATGTGCATGGCGGTGAAACTACAACTTCATCACTAAGTTCTATGATACCTGTATCTTCTAGTAACACTAATTCATCTAAAAACTTTAATGGAAACAATAAAGACGAAAGTACAGACAAAGGGTGTCTATTGTCAGCTACATTATTTAATGACGGTAGATTTGAAAGAATTAGAATAATTGGAATACAGTACACTAATAAAAATCAAGTACCAAAAATATACATTATAAATGAATTAGATTTGCCCAAATCTGACAATCCTACCATTACTTTTACATATAATGATATAGGTAAGAATTATATTAATGAGTTATCCATTGAAGAGTTTAACAATATAATTCCGTTTGAATTTAATGCTAAGAGTATAGCTAAAATGAATAATAGGTTATTTGCTTCAAACTTACAAGAAATAACATGGGATGTAGCTTACGATGCTAGGGCATATAGGTGCAATAAAAATGGAACAATATAGCTAAATTCTAGTATAACTGAAAATTCTTTAACTTTAACTTTTGATTAGTTATTGGGTCAAGGTAACGACTTTATTATACCAGAAGAACACGACTGTATTAACCCTATGAATAGTCAAATAGTATATCCAAATAATGAAACTGAAGAATATGCTTACGGATATGATGATAGTAGAACCGTTAGAGGTGGCAAAGGAGTAAATATAAGTTATAGATTTGTTACTACAGACTTAATAGAATCTGACAATACTCCATCTGTAGATGAAGAAGGTAATAAATTATTAGCTTATAATATGGAATTATCTGCATCTAAAAGAGTAGACGCTACTATTAAGTTAAAATGTCCAGAGAACGGTCAAACTGTATATATCTATAATAATGATAATACATCTAGAATAAGAAATTATAGCGATCCATTTTACGTATCTAATTTTTTAGGGTATTAGAGAGACGAAGTATATAGATTTGGAATAGTATTTTATAATTAGAAAAATATACCATCTCCTGTACATTGGATCGGAGATATTAGATTTCCGTCTGGTGATATTGAAGGATATGAACCATTTACTTTTGCTGATACAGTTGATGGAACTGGTAATTATGAATTAATATCTCATCCGTTAGGTATAGTATTTTATGTATAGAATCTTCCTGTAGATGTAGTAGCTTATGAAATAGTAAGATGCGACAGAACGTTGGCGGATAGAACTGTGGTTACTTAGGGATTACTAAACAAAACTGTTAGATTCAATGGGTGGAAGAATAATACTGAAGATTATAGAGCTGAATATTCTATTGGTAGCATAGATAGAAGACCTACTATTATGCCAACATTTACAGACACTACCGTATCACCGTTTGCACAAGGAATATATCATATATATGATAACAAAATGGTATAGCAAGATACTCAAGCTATAAACCCAATGGACGTTAACGGTATATTTGATTTAGTAACAGCTGATATATGTTTTAATAAAGAAAATTCAGATTCTATTGTTACTAGTAATATGAATATAGTTCCATTATATTGTGCTCATTCCGCTACATATTGTGATGATAATAGATATAAACATCACAGACTAGGAATACCTTTCACAAAAGTGTTAGGTAGAAATGATAACAATTAGACTGAAAATTCATTTGGTGGTGTATTAGAAGGACCGGATTATGATGGAGATCGACCAGCTATTAAATTGGAATCTGGAGTATTTGATGGATTTGAGCAAAATGATCGCAGACTTAGTGGAGGGGTATGTAAATATTATTAGATGTTTGGTAAGAACTATGCTCATAAAGACAATTCTAATTTGCGTCAATCTTTTCCTATAAAAGACGTCGTTAAACCTACTAATATATCTCCTTACCAAGAAGCTTTTGATGCTAAACAAATAGTAAACTATATAGATAGATTTGGGTTTATCAATTATAGCATTGGTTCTAACGAAGCTCTTGGACCTCACGGAGTATGTTTAGCTGTTAGTGCCCCAGATGTATATTCTGGTGGTTTTACAGGTATACGTACAACACCAATGTTAAGAAAGTTTAGATATAATTCTGTGCTTTTTGTTAATATAAAGAAGAGTGCTACTTAGTATGGTGGCAATACATTTATAAGTAGAAGTTATTCTACTTATTATAGTACTAATACTTATGTCAAAACATCTTGGGAAAAATATGATACAGCTATGTGTTTCGGTGGTGATACATATTTAGGAGTATTAGATTATGCACACACCTTGTTGTTTACTAGGAATGACCCAGACGATAGAAACGGTTTTAAGAGATTTGTTGCAGCTTATATACCTTTAGAATCCAGTGTAAACTTGCACTATAGAAACGATGAACATTTTTCTCAAGATACTACAGTATCTACAGGTAATGCTCAGACTGGAGAAGCTAATATTTATTTTTTAACAGAGCCTGGAGCATTAAATACAAATTACACTCAAGGAAAGCCTATGTATACATATAATTCAGCATATTCTAGTACTAATACCGCTAAAAGTTATATTCAAAGTTCTATATACGCTGAAGATAATGTAAAGAGCATGAATCGTATTACTTGTTCTGAAGTAAAGTCTATTAACGAATAGACAGATAGTTGGACTAAATTTAAATTTGCTAATTATTTAGATACAGATAGTACATATGGACCTGTTACTAATTTAAAAGTATTTAAAAACAGATTGTATTTCTTTTAGGATAGTTCTGTGGGTATAGCTTCTGTCAATGATAGATCATTAATTAATGACAATAATGCTGGAGAACTAGTATTAGGTACTGGAGGAGTATTAACTAGATATGATTATTTAGTTACACAAAATGGTAGTAGTATCATAAATGATAAAAGTATTACTAATTCAGAAACAACTTTATACTGGCACGATTTTGATAAAAATGTAATATGTTCATTGGGTAATGGATTTAATGAATTATCTAAAGTAAAACAAGTATAGACATATTTAAATAGATTGCCAGACTCAGCTAGAAAAAATCCAGTATCATTTTATGATAAGAAATATAATGAAGTATGGTTTAGAATATACGATAGATGTTTAATATTTAATGAATAGTTAAATGTATTTACATCTTTCTATACTCATAATCCAAACTGGTTCTTCCCATTTTCTACTAGATTAGTTACTATTAAAGACAATAATTGTTACTATTTACACAATATGTATTACGTAGATGATAGCAAAGAGAAGGAAGAACGTATATCTTATGTAAGATTTGTAGTAAATAAAGATATAGCATATACTAAAGTATTCGATAATCAATGGTTTTCAGCTGAATTTGAAGATGTTGGAGATGAGGAAAAACCTACTTTAATAACTGATATACATTTTGAAACTAAGACACAAGTTACTGAACCAATAGATTATAATCAGATAGAAGTTAGAGAGGATAATTACAGATTTGCAATAAGTAGAGAAAAACAAGATAAACCAGATTTACAACAATAGACTAATATGTCTTACGCTGGAAGAATGAGAGGAAAATATTTGATTTGCAATTATACTTTTGATTGCAACGATAATAAAGAATTTAAGCTTCCGTATATTAAAACAACTTATAGATATTCAATGTTATAATATGAAAAATAAGAAATTAAAAAGAGTTCCTCGATATGCTTTCGGCGCTGATGCTATTTCAAATTGGGGAAACATGAGTGGAGTAGATAAAGCAAATGTAGTTACACAAGGAGTTGGAGCTATAGGTAGTATGATAGGTAACGCTACTAGTGGATAGAAACCTACAGCAGCTGGTGTAATAGGTGGCATAGGATCTGGAGCTGCAATGGGCGCTTCTATTGGTGGACCTTGGGGAGCAGTAATAGGTGGAGCTATTGGTGGTATTACTTCGAGTATAGGTTCTGGTGGTTCTGTTAATGAGTAGACTGGTGAGTATAAATTACCATCAGGAATAGCTGGTCTATTTGGTCATAGTAAAAGTTATATACGTAATAAAGCTGGTAGAATTAAAAACGGTATTCAAGCTAGACAGATGTCTGAACAAGTAGCAGCTGACTATTACTAGAATAATGGATACAACGAATTAAGTCTATCTAAAGGTGGTGTAGTACCATCTACCATGGCTTACTTAGATGATGGTGAGATGTTAAGAACACCAGATGGAACTATAGGTTCTATACCAGAAGAAGGTAAACCTACAGATTCTAATTTATTAAATGTACCTGTTGGAACTCAAGTATTAAGTGATAAGATTAAAGTTCCAGGAACAAATAAAACATTTGCAGAAATGGGAAAGAAATTAATGAAAAAAAGCAATAAGAAAGCCAATAATATATATGCTGAAAATAGTTAGATGCTAAATGAAAGAAACAATCAAATAGCATATCAAGTATTGTTAGATTAGCAAGAAGCTTTAAAAAACAGTAAGATAAACAAGAAAAATACAGCTGCTTATGCAGATGGTACTAGAGGTATTAAACCATATGGATATAATAAAAACATGTCTGATTTTAAATACTGGGATCCAAATAAAAATAACTATACACAAGATTATTTAAACTGGGTTAATAGTATTACAGATCAAGATGTAAAAGATATCTATGGCGGTAAATACGGAGACATGTCTACTTACTTAGGTAAGAACAAAGGAGTTATACCTACAGTAGAACAAGCTAGATCTTTAATGACAGACAGAAAGTATGGCGATTGGCATAAGATTGGTCAAGCATATGTAGATAGTAGATCTGCACAAAAAAATGGACCTAAGCAAATACCATCATCTGAAGTAGCTAGCAGATTAGGAATTCCTTGGAATATTAATGCTCCCATAGGCAATGTTGATAGTGCTAATTCTAGAAGTAGTAAATACTTTACTTATACTGGAAATCCTGGTAAACTTCCAGTAGGTAATATGTATAGTGCAAATAGTAAAAAGCCAAAAACTCCAAGTGATAATAACTGGTTAGATCTAATAGACAATATAGCTGCATTAGCTGGACCTATTGGTAATATATTCTCAGGTAGTCCTGAAAGAGTAGAAACATATACTTATGATCCAGTATATGGTCCTACTGATTATAATATAGATCCTATACTTAGAGAAGCTACACTAAGTGATAGAATTGCTAGATACAATATGGCTAATATTAATCCTAACACTGGAGCCAATATGGCATTTGGTTTACAGTCAGCAGTTAATAGGAACAAAGCTATCGCTAATGCTTATGCTACTAAGAATAATGCTGAAAATCAAATGGCATTTAACAATGCTCAAATAGCTAATCAATGGGGACAACAATATGCTAATGCTAGACATTTAGCTTCTGTAGAACAAGCTTAGAATGATGCAGCTACTAGAAATATTCGTAGAAAAGGATTTGGTGATTTATCTACAAGAATATAGTAGATAAGTAAAGATAAGCGTTTAACTAAAAGAGACTCTGCTGTACTAGAAGCTATGTTACCTTATTTGGAATATGGTATGACATCAGATCAATTAACTAAATTATATAATAATTTGAAAAGATAATGGCAACGAATAGATTTGATAAACCAATAGAAAGTGAGTATATTAGTTAGTATACACCAATACCCTTTGAATAGTTATATGCTATAGGTAAAGCAAATAACGAAAGAGTAGATAAAGCTTATTAGGATTTAGGTAATCAGTTTACTAAGTGGTCAGAGTTTAGATCACCATCAGCTGTAGATACCAAGAGATGGTATGATTTAACAGTTGGAGCTGGACAAGATATAATAAACAAATTAGCAGCTAATCCAGATTTGATTAAAACAGCAGAAGGTAGATCCTTAATACAATCGTTTATTAATACTAGACCTTATAATGAATTAAGCCAGCTATAGTAGAGTAGAGAAGGGTTACTTTAGAGACAAAAAGTAAATCAACAGTTAATGCTAGCTGGTAAATATAATCCTTTGTGGCACGATATTGACTTTACTAATTATAATACTTTAGACAATGGAGTATTTAATGATGTAGCTCCATTGGCATATAAGTCAGAAGTAGATTTAGTAAAACCATATGTTGATAACTTAAAACCAGGTTTTATTAGACAAGATGGGGTTTATGATTGGAGAGGAGTTTCATCTGAAAGAACTGACCAAGAAATAGCCAATAATATATCTGCCATATATAATACCCCTGAAGCGCAAAAACACATACAGATATTAGTATAGCAAGGATATACTCCTGAACAAGCTAATGCTTTGTTTGCAGATAGAATTTACAGAGCTGGTAGAGAATTTGCATATGAGGATAGAGAATTAAATCCTCTATCTAAGATATATGAAGAAGATAGATTAAAGAGAAAAAGAACAGAACAACCTACATAGAAACCTTTTAGATTGACTGAATCTATTGCAACTACTGGAGGAGATACTTTTAAATTAGGGACGCAAGCTTACATAGCTAATAAATATAGAGATCAGATAAATTCTTTAACTGATCAATATAATAAAGCTGTCGAATCAAATGATACTCTATCTGCAAATATATTTAAGGAACAATTACGAAAAATATATAATGAATCTAATAGTTACACACCAAATAAACTGTTTAATGAAATATTTAAAGAATATGCTACAGATGGTAAATTAACTAATATAGATTTATCAAACGCTACTAATGATATTTTGAATAGATTTGCAGCTCCATCTCCTATTGCTTCTGTAAATGATTTATTATAGACTACTATACCGGGAGTTACTTCAGAAACAGTTGATACACCATTAGGTAAATATAGAGTAATACCTAATCCTAAACAGTTGGATTTAGCTACAGATGTTATATCTGAAATAGCTGGATACAAACATGTAGAATCTGGAAAGAATAAATTTAGAGATGCATTAAAGAATGGTAAACTTACTAATGTGATATTACAACAAGGCGGTAATATTCTTACTTTGCCAGTAAATAAAAATGGACAAGTACAACCAAATTCTAGTCAGGTAATTACAGTTGCTATACCACAAAGTCAATTAGATGCGTTAGGTATAACTGATGCAGATATGGTAATATCTGGAGCTAAGAGAATTTATAATTTGCAAGGTAGAACTACTTTTAGCGGTGAGGTAAAGAGCGAAGACGAAGTAAGAAATTATAAAAGTGCTAGAAAATAGAATGATAAATACAACCCTGTTTCTTATACTAGTCAGTATAACATGGACGGTAAAGTATCTTATAGTAATCCATCTGAAGACGTATATTGGCAAATAGAATTATTAAACAAACTTCCAGATCCACAAGATAAATTAAACGCTGAATACTTGGACCAGCAAGCTTGGAAGTTATCAATGTCAGAACAATTTAGATCTGAACTATATCCAAGTACACAACAAGAAGCTTACGGCATTGGTTATTCTGCCGGAGAAGAAGAAAAAAAATAGAATCGCATAAAAAATGGCTAAGAAAAATAAATTTAATTTGAATTCCCCCTCACTAGGACAATAGCTAGTGAGGGAAGCTATGACTCCGTACAGCGAAGGCTTTGATATATCGCAACTACCATAGTCATACGGAATAAATGAATTTACTACAGAACAAGAAGTACCAGTAGTAGAAGAGGTTAAAGATAATGAAAGATCTTTAGCTGAAGATATTGTATGGAATACTGGAAAATTAATAACTAATGTATTAGATAACGCTAATCCATTGTATCAGTATATCCAAAAAGAAAGACTTAGTGTTGGATTATCTAAATTACAGGATAATCTAATGGAAACAGAATCTAAATGGATACCACAAATACAAGAAGCTAAAAACTATTTGGAAGCTAAGTCTATTGTAGACAATATCTCTAATGATATACTTACTGATGAATAGAAAACAGCAGTACAAACAGTTAATTAGTTAGAACCTAATATAAAAGAATATGCTAAGTATAACCCATATTTAAGAGATTTGTTCTATGATACAGATCCAACAAATGTAAATGGTAGTATAACTATAAACTTAAAATCTCTTCTAAATGATTTTAAAAATGATAATATATTTAATGTAAATCCTCTAGATAATATAGCCACAGCATTAGAAGATAATGCATTAAATCAAGAAGAACAAGATTTTCTATGGAACAACAAATAGCAACAAATGTCTGATAAACAGAGATTAGATGCTATTTAGGAAGCGTTAGACAACGCTAATAATGAGTATGAAGACAAAACAGCCAAGATAGTAAAAAGACAAAATACATTAAAAAAAGGCAATTGGTTATACGATCCAGCATCTCTTACTAAGGAATTTGAATAGAGAGTAAACGAATCTGAGTTATCTATTACTGATCCTAAATCTTGGTTCTATAATTTAGGTCATATTGGTAGTTCGTTGTCTGAAATAGAAATGATGTTTTTGCAAACAGGAGTATCTATTTTAGCTAATAAAGCAGCTAGAAGTCTAGCTGTTAGAGGTGCTATAACTGCTGTTCCAGGTATTGGTCAAGCAGCTACAGCAATTGCTTTAGGAGAATTAGCTTTTAATCTTTGGTTAGCTAAATATTACAGGCAATCTGAAACAGCTAGTGAAGTGTTTGACAACTATCAGCAAAGAGTATTGCAAAGTGCTAACGATAATAAGACAGATGTAAATAGAGTATTAGAATCTTGGGAACCTAGATTAGGTGAGTTAGGTTATCCTGTAGATTAGATGGACGAAAATGAAAAACTACAAGCTGGTTTAGCTCAAGGTCTGACTACAGATCAAAAAGATTTTGAAGAAATCAGAAACGATGCTTTTGATGGCTTACAAATGGTTAGAGATGTGAATGACGCTTTAAGTTATTCAGATTATTTACAAAGTATGCCGTTTTCCTATGGGGGTAAAATATTATGGAATTAGGCTAGTAAAGCATTAGCAAAAGCTAGAGGTATAGAAAGACCTTTAGATGAAATACCAAGTATAGTAGACTAGATTGGTTTGGGTAAAGCTATTGACAGAGGGGTTGAAAATATTCTGAACAAAGCGTCTAGACCTGGACAAAATATTACTAGGAAACATTTATTAGAAAACATTGGTAAATTCGCTAAAGCTAATGCTATTAATTTTGTATCTGAACGTAGTGAAGAAGGTGTTCAATCTGTAGTTGGTAGTAGATATCAAAGAGGAGAATACGACTATTTAAAAGACAAAGGAATAAATCCTATATCTGCTGCATATAATGCCGGTCTTCTTGGATATGAAGCTAATCTTGCTTACTTTGGTTTATCAAATGATAATTATTTAAATACAGATGATGAATTAAAGAAGGCAATGGATATTGGTGGATTTATAGGTTTAGTAATGCCATTTGCTGGAAACGCTGTACAATTGAAAAATACAGTAAGACAATATGCTTCAGATAAAGAAGTGTAGAAATTAATTGCTAAAGGATACTATAATGCCGAATAGGATAACAAAATGGATGTATTTCTAGACGCTTTACAAGCTGGAAAGGACATTAATTATGTTACTGATTATTTAGAATCTGCTAAGAAATTAAAACAGCCTGGCGTAACAGATGAAATGCTAGATGAAGATAAATCTTTAGCTACTAATTTATGGGCTGAATATCGTAATAAATCTATTGATGAAAATTTAAAACCAAGTTTGAAATTTATTATTTATACAATAGTATGCAAGTTTAATAAAAAAATCAATTAGCAAATATTGGTATAAAACTCAAAAAAATAGCTTACTCTAAATAAGAGTAGGCTATTTTTATAATTCTTTTTACACATAAATTATGCGACTTTTCTTAATGAATATAATGTTAAAAAATCTTTATCCAATACTTCTTTAAAATCAGTTATAGCTTTAGTTTCGAGGTTATAACCAAGTGGTATTAAATCTTTAAAAACCCTATTTATAATATAGTCTAAATTATCATTCTGACCAATTTTAAAAGCAAATATAATATTATCAACATTAGTAGATTCAATAACTTTTAATATTTGATAGGAATTACTAATATTAGAAAATGCAATCATTGGCACATTCAAACTTGCCTTAATATAGTTTCCTAACAAGAAATTATCAGTTAGTACAACAGTATTAGTATTTTCATCAATATTATTTTTACTTAATACATTTTTAGTACCTGTTCCATTGATCTTATCTTTGCTAGAAAACCACATATCTTTTGTATTATTAAAAGGCTTATCTAAATGTATTGATAATGCTTGTATTTTATGGCTTTCATCAAATATTGGAATAAATATCCCTTTACCTGCTGAAAAAGTCCATTTAAAATCTGCTTCTTGATAAAATCCTGGTATCCCAGACAAATCATAAAGTTTTGACAATCTATGTGCTATTAATCTTCTATGAATATTTTTATTCGGTATTGTTCTATACATCTGTTCTTCAATAGTAGAATTTAAAAATCCAAGTCTATTTAGTGCTAATCTTGAGCTTTTTTCAAGTTTTAACATATTTAAAAAAGTTCTATAAATTGCATCTCTTTTATCTATATCTGCAATTTCATTTATAGGACTTATTGTTATGTTACTCTTTTGAATAGAAAAACATTCTCTATCCAACAATTCTCTATATGCTTTCTTATTATCTATACCTTTAACACGAGCATATAATCCTACTGAATATCCGGCCTGCACCACAACGACTACAACAATATTTGTTGTTTGCAGTATTTAAACTTAATGTGGCAATTTTTGAATTTTTATTATATCCACAAAATGGACAAATTGCTTTAACTTCTGTATGTTTATTGTCTGTTATTTCTAAGCATAAATGATATGCTACATTTAATATATTTATATGCCTTGCGACTTCTATATAATCTTCTATTTGCATTTTTACAAATCCTTTCTATACAGCTATTCGTATATTTCTATTATTGATATCATCTTCTAATCTTTTTATAAATTTATTAGCTGTTTTTTGTATTTTATCTCCTAATTCCATAAGTATTTTTATATCAGCTTTTACATAAGATGTAATATAATTAAAACTACATATTGATGTATCTAAATTAAAATAATCAGCTACAATGTAAGCAACTGATTCAACAAATGTTTCTGATAAATTTCTGTCTTTTTTATAGTCAAAATCATCGTATAATGCATGAGTAAGTTCATGAAGTAGTGTAGCAACTTTATCATCAATAGATAAATCTTTTTTTAGTGCAATATATTTTCCTTTTGGACTCCAATAACCTTGTGTACTACCAAAAATTTCAATTTCTTTAATAGGGAATGGAGAAAAGGACTTTAAATAATTAAATAGTTCTATGTTATTGTTTGTATTTAATCTATCATCTTCCATTGGCAATGACTCACCAACTGTTTGCGATATATCATAAACATAAGTTGCTCTATAAGTTAGATATTCTATTGTTTGCTTTTGCTCTTTTTCATCACTATTTAATAAGTTATTTTGACCTTCAATAGTAGTATTTTTTTCATATTTTCGTTTAATAGGGTATATTATTTGTATTCCTTTTGATCCATATTTTAATTTTCTTCCCATACTTTGCCAAGTTTTAAATCCAGCAACCTTTGTTGCATTTGGCATTTGAGAATATATAAGAACAATATTATTAAAACTATATGAATGAAAATTCTTACTAAATTTTAAAAATTTTGCATATTCTCCAGATTCTATTATATTTGTTACTCCAGTTTGAATTTTATTAAATATATCTTTTATTTTTGTTTCTTTATTGTTTGATTTTGTGGTCATATTAAG